GTGGCGAGCATATTCAAATATAGAGACGGTTATAGAATACAAGCCTTTATAGATGGGAAGCGTATATCTAAAACATTTCCTACTAAAAAAGAATGTAATGAGTGGTACTTAGAGGCTACCTTAAACCCTAAAAGAACTAAAAAGGTAACGCTTAATGAGGCTCTTGAGAGATACAAAAAGAGTATAGAAAATCTTAAAGCCTATAAGTCTAATAGCCTTAGAATAAATAGATTTATAAATCGTTTCCCTAATCTATCTAATAAGTATCTCTATGAGTTAACCGCAGAGGATTTTGCTAACTGGAGAGATATAAGATTAACTGAGGTTAAACCTGCATCTGTTAGGAGAGAGTGGGCAATATTATCGGGCATGTTTAAATTGGCTATAAATGAGTGGTTATTGATTTCTGATAATCCTATGTCCACAGTCAAACGTCCCCCTGAGACACCGCCTAGGGAGAGGATAGTTACTCAAAAAGAAATAGAGGCTATAAAATACGCACTTAACCAAGACAAGGATACCGATACAGTTAGTAATCGAATATCCTATATGGTGGATTTTGCTGTTGAAACTGGTATGCGTTGCGGCGAGATGTGCAATCTTTTATGGACCGATATTAAATATCCAACACTATCGATAAGAGAGGCTAAGACACGCTCAGGAGTAAGAAAAGTCCCTCTATCTAAAAGAGCTATAGATATATTAGATAGACTAAGAGAGCTACATAATTCAGATAAGGTTTTTGATGTTGCCCCTAATACAGTAGGAACGTTATTTAGGAGAGCTAGAATAGAGGCAGGATTAAGTGGATTTACCTTTCACGATTTACGTGCTACTGCATGTACAAGACTAGCTAAGAAAGTAAACGTTACGGATTTAGCTAGAATACTAGGGCATTCTGATTTATCTAAACTTATGATTTATTATAGAGAGAGTGCAGAGGATATAGCTAAGAAATTAGATTAAATTTACGTGCAGGTTATGAGTAAATTTTGCAGTAAGTATTTGAATTTTATTGATTAATTATGTGCATAAAGGAAAACCCGCACTATTTCTAGCACGGGTTTAAGGAACAAAACTGATAGAACATATCAGACACCTTTATTATATACTAATCTTTAGATAAATCAAAATCTTTTATCTTTTTACGAATGTCAAAGTAGTAATTTCCTATTATTGATTCAAATTCCCACTGATAATATTCAGGCACTAAACCTTTTCTAAATAGATTATCTTTAAGGTCGTTATGTTTTTTGAGATTATCTATTAACTGATTGCCATCGCTGTCATATATATCAATTAGGTTATTATAAAATTCTCTTAGAGTACTACAAAGCTCCCTTCCACGATACGATGCCTTATAGATATCTCTTATTGCAATACATTTGTCCTCGTTATCTTTTAGAAATTCTCTTAATGTTGGATTAGTCATTTTAAATACCTATCACGGTTTTACCTATTCTATATTTTATATTCACTTTATGCCTTTTCTTAGTTCTATTGACAGTTTAAAATTTTTAGAAACTATAGCTGTTAATTTTCTTTTTACCTCTATCATTGTTTCCTCATTGAGATTCTCACCCAGTATTCCTAATAGAGAGTCATATAAATTAATAGTCTCTTTATCTATTGCGTTAATCTCCTCTATAGTCATAGACGCTCCTTAGTAATTAGTGATAATTAATTCCCTGCTTTTCTTGTGTTCTTTCAAGGCTATGCTGTATTTGATTTCTACCTCTCTAAAATTTAGACCATCAAAAATTTCTCTAATTTTAGGTGTGTCATTAATAGTTATCATAATTTTTCCTTTCATAGTCTTAGCTAAAGTAGACATAAGCTCATACTGGTCTACACCGAATCCTACACCGTATCCAGTCAAATCAAGGTAGGGTGGGTCGCAAAAGAAAAAGGTTTTTTCTGTGTCATAAATTTCTATGCATTTTTCCCACGATTTATTCTCTATTACTGCTGTTCTTAATTTTTTTGTTGCCTGATTAATCTTTTCCTCAAACGTTTCAATAGGTCTAACAGCTCGTTCGCATTTGCTTGTGTTAAATGTTTGTGCGGGGATTCTTGCTCTATAACTCATATGCTGGACTAACATAAATATAGCGGCTCTTTGTATATCTGTTAAATGGCTTTTGTCCATACTAATAAATTCTTTAAACCTCTGGCGTGAGTACAGCTCAAAATCAAACTGTTTTAAAAGTTCATCTTTATGGTGTTTGACAATCTTATACAGATTTATAAGCTCACCATTTAGGTCATTAATTACGTTTACATTAGCCAATGGCTTTAGAAAGAATATACTTCCCCCCCCACAAAACACTCGACGTAACAATTGTGCTCAGGTATAAGTGGTAGGATATTATTTGCTAATTTAGTCTTACCGCCTGGGTAAGGAAAAATAGGCTTTGCTTTAAAGTCCTCACCCTGTTGTATAAGCTCAATCTGTGACATTATTTCCCTCAATATATTTAAGTAATTCTGCACCTGAGATGTAGCCATCTACAGTTTTAATCTTTCCTGCTTTTATACGTTTCATTAGAGTAGGTGTGCTGATATTTAGTAGCTCACATGCTTGTGATTTAGTAAATAGCTTTAAATTCTCTACTGCTTTTTTACCGCCCTCAAGTGCTGCTTCGCTAAGCAAAACTCTTAGCTCATCTTTATTCATAAATATCAAAACGGTATATCCTCAATATCAGGTTTAGAGACGTTATTGTTGCCAGCAGGCTCTTGCGGTTCCGCAGATTTGCTAGAAATAAATTGCATTTTGTCTGCGATAATATCTGTAGTTGGTATTTTTATACCCTCTTTATTTGTGTAACTAGAGTATTTAATCCTACCCTCTATGTAGACCATCGAGCCTTTCTTTAGATACTGCTTAGCTAGCTCTGCTTGTTTAGAAAATAAAACCACTCTGTGCCAGTCTGTATCCTCTTTATTCTGAGAATAATTAGTGGTAGCTAAGTTAAGATTAGCCACCGCCACATTATTATTAGAGACTCTGCACTCAGGGTCCTGTCCTAATCTGCCTATAAGAATAACTTTGTTAATCATTTAAGCCTCCACAAATCCCTCGTGCCTAAAGACCGACACTTTTTCAACAGTGCCATCCTCTTTTGTGATTTCTTTACTCTCTCTTTTTGAGAATGCAAAAAGCGGCTGGGCACCAATGCGTTTTAATTCGTCAACGAGTGGTGACATTAAGAATGGTGCACCGCCAATCATTGCAGCTTTAGCATCGTTTTCAAGACACAAATCGCATGCTAAAAAGACGGCTTTCTCGATATCACCTGCAATAGGCAATTCGTTAAACGTGATAGCTTTGCTCCAAGTTTCACGGTCTCTTTCATTCAAATCAACAACACCAGCTTTAATTTGTTCAGGTGTTGCTTTGTGTTGTGTCAAATTTAAAATTTTCATTTTTTTCTCCTTTAATAATTTAACTTTTGTTCTCAAAAAAATTGTTATTAAGAGTCTCAATTGTTTCATCGGTTATCGCCTGTAAATTCACAATTCTTGATGACACACTAGGACTCATCTTGAGACGTTGAATACTCTTTAAAGCCTTATTCATATAATTAAGATAATCAGCGATAAGTTCTATGTCCTCCTTATGAATCATCCTTAAAAATTCACTATCTACACTTTCTTTGATTCTTTCAAAATCAAAATAAAACGCATCGTACTCAGTCATCTAAATCCATCTCATCCTGCTCGTCATCCTCCTCTCTAGGACAACAAGCGTTTACAATATCAACCAGCTCGCTAAAGAATCTTTGCTGCTGGAAATTTAACTGCCAAAACTCATTAGCCTCAGGAAATACGCTCTTATATACTTCATATAGAGACGTATCTATGTATCGTCTGTCTAGTGGAATCATTTGATTATCACGCTTTGAGTTCTAATTAATCTTGCACCATCAACAGTTTTTCCTGATTGAAGTGCCTCTTTAATTGCTGTCTTACTTACTTCTTTTTTAATTTTGAAATAATCATCTGCTAATTTAGATTCATCTAAAACCTCAACACTCTCAGCGTTGTTTCTTACTGAGATTGTGAATAGCGGGTCCATAACTTTTTTCATATCGATTGCATTCATAGCCTCAAGCATTCTCTCTTTCATACTTGAGATATGATTTTCAAATGCTCTTTTACGTTTAGCCAAACGTTCCTGCTCTTGCTTAATGCTTTCAACGTCTGCGTTAATTGCTCTAATTACGTGCCCATAATTAATTAGCTTCTCATTAATCCCAGTCTCACCGTCTATAGTGTCATATACAGCTTGCTCGTCTATATCTAACTCTGTAAGATAGTCATAGATTTTTTTAGCCTCTTGTGTCATCTGAAAAAGATTCATACCATTGCTCCTAGTTTTTCCTCATAGTTTTTGTAAGCCGTTTCAATTAACGGCACGTCTTTAGGGTCGCATTTTTTCAATGCTCTCCTATATATTGCTTCTAGTCTTTCTGCGTTTTCTGCAGTTTCAAGACAATTCATAATCACATCGATACTTGCGTATTCGATGTTAGGTTTCTCCTCGCTCTCTTTTACTGGTTCGCTTCCAGCATTAAGCCAGTTAATAAGTCTCTTACCTGTTTCCTCTGTTATAGTTTCGAGGACACCGTTAAAGATTCCTGTCCTATCTTTGCTAGCCATAGCTAAACGTGTTGCATGGTCTATCTCAAGTACAGTGGTAAATTCAAATTCAAAACCGTCTCTCTGTTCGGTTTTAGTTCCTACTTTCTGTCCTCGTGCTTTGCCGCCGTCTTGTACAATTGCCACCTCAGATTTACTTCTTGCTGTAGCAATTATGTGCAAAGGGCTCTGAACCATCGCATCTAAGAATGCTCTATGACGCGGTGTAAGCTCGCCCCATGCAGCAAGGCTATTACCTCTATACTTAGCTTTTGCTATATCCTCTACTAGCTCTAATACGCCTCCTGCACCATTCCACTCGTGTGTGACAGAGTCAATAATTAACACGTCATAACCTGCTTTCTCTGCAGTCTTAATCGCCTCAATGTATCTCTCAGGAGAATAGGGAGGTGTTAATTCAAGCACATCAAAATCAAGTAAATGCGAGTAAAGAGATGCAGAGCCATTTTCTGTATCGATTACTGCGACTTTACCGCCAAGTCCTTTAGCTATAAGCAGTGCAGAGTAAGTTTTACCTGCACCGCTTGCACCGATAAGTGCAAGTCTTAACTTAGCTTTTTTTCTGGTCGCCTTATTAAATTGCATAAATATCTCCTAAGTCCACACTTTGCATAAACTGCTCATGTGTTTGTTTTGCTTTTTTAATCATCTCGTGCAGTTTTTCTGCATTTTCTCTTGTTAATGCACCCTCAAATTCTTTACTTTTGTTGAATTCTAAGAATGCATCAAACTCATATAAATTCTTGTAAGTCTCGTCTGAAAGTTTGTAAAACAGTTCCATTTTTTGCTCCTATAAAAAATCTTTAATATATTTCTCTATCTTTTCTTTTGTTTCTACTGGAACTTCTTTCATTAGTTCTTGTAGAAAATTCCTTGATTCCTTTTTTAGAATCTCCTCTCTCATTAGAAAAGAAACACCATATAAGTTAGAATCCAAAACATCCCTCCCATAATGATTGCTAGAATTAAATCTAAGAATCTCATAAATCACCTCCATCAAGGTATTCCACATATTTATTTGCACTAGCAGGACACTCGTTTGCCCTGCTGGCTAAAAAGTCCATCCAGTCTTTTTTGTATGTGCTTTTATTAATCACATCTAAGAATGCTTTTTCTGTGTATCTCTTACTAAATAGATACGCCTCATCCTCAGGTCTAACAAAGTTAAGAAACTCTGTATAGAAATCGTCTCTGGACATTTCTAAAAAATAGTTTCTTATCTTGTATTGCTTTCTTTTGTTTATGAATAAAAGAAAATCTGAGTAGATATCTTGTTCATTTACCCAGTACTCAGAGTCAGGGCAAATGCTCTGTATGGATTCTCTCCATTTAAAAGTATTGCGTAAATTCACTTTGCTTATCCTGTTAAGTTTATTTATGAATATAGTAAACGAAAAGTAAAGTGAAGTAAAGTTGTTTTTTAAAATTTTTTATTTATTTTCAATAAAGCGACGTTTTATAAATACAACACACAAAAAAACCCAGTCCTAATGACTGGGTTGATAGAGGTATTGGGATTTGAATTTTATGTTATTGGTCTACAATTCGGCATCTTTAGAAAAATTAATATTTTCCTGTGCTAGTCTATCAGAGACATCCTCATAGTATTTCATAATGGTATCGTATACGCTTTCACGTATCCCCGTGTATGCGTGAATATATAAGCAAGCTAAAATAGCTAGATTTCTTACACCTTGTTCTTTAGCAAAAAGCAGCGCTTCTACAGACGAAGCACTTTTTACATTTGCTATCTCAGTAAGCCCTAAAACTATTGTGTTATCAATGTTTTTTCCATTTTTATAATAGATATCCAGCACAAAATTTACTGCCGTTTTTTGTGCTTCATTATTAAGATAAAATAGAAAGACTCTAATTATATAAAGCAGAAACAAGACAACTAAAAAGAGTAATATAAAATTAATCTCCCCTCTTGCAATAAGCAAAATTAAACTAGATATTATGCTTGCAAGTATAAATAGCCGTAACATTTAAGCGCTCCTAAATTGGTTCTGTAAAAGTCATAATCTTTCTGACACGACCGCATATAGTAAGGCTTTCAATATTATTTTTATTAAATCGAGCCGTTTCATATTTAGCGTTTGTGTTATCTGAAACCACTAAATAATCGCCTGTTGTTATATCTCTAACTAAACGTTTAGTTAATAAGTCTCCGCCAATATCAATAACGTAAATTCCGTCGCCATCAAAAAAATTCTTTTTAATATCAACAAACAACAAGTCCCCATCTCTAATTGTTGGGTGCATAGATACGCCCTTGTTGTATATAACCTTAATACGATTGCGTGCATCATTTCCTAAATTCTCATTAGCCCATTCACGCAATACTTCTAACTGTTTAATCTCAGGTAAATGTTCGTTTTTAGCACCATAACCTGCAGAGGAATGAATATCGTAATGCTCTAGTGATATATAGTCAGAGTTTTCGTTGTTTTCATAATCAATATCAAGCCAGCCTTTATTAAGCCCTAAAGCGACTTCTATTTTACGAGCCGCCTCTTTTCCTATATTTCTATAAGAATTAGAGCTTTCATCATTTTTTTTATTAACTAATTGATTTATATACGCTTTAGAAACGCCTATAGAATCAGCTAAGGCTTTTTGTGAGCCTGCCTTTTTAATTAGCGATATTAAATTTTCACGCCTAATGTCATTAATGTCTTTCATATGCTCCATTTTAATTTATGCTCCTTTTAAAAGAATCTTAATTAACGCTTGACAATGTTAATAGTTACGCTTATCATTGTTAAGCAAATAAATATAGGATATATACATGAAATTACGTGATTATCTCAATAACAAAAAAGGCAGAAGCAAAAGATTAATAGAAGGTTTAGGTATTTCTAGAGTGTCATTGTGGCAATGGAAAAATGAGCATGTAAAGATTTCTATTGAAAGGTGTCTAGAAATAGAAAAATTTACTGCTGGTAAAGTAACGTGCGAGGAACTTAGACCTGAGCTGGACTGGGTTCTCATAAAAAACGATTATGCAACAGATATTTAACCTCTTAAATTCCGACATTAAACGCAATGCTTGCAATGCAATCATGCAAGCACCTGCGAGTTATCGGTGCGAGATAAAAGAGAGGACTAGAACTCTAGACCAAAATGCAAAGCTTTGGGCAATGCTCACTGAAGTCTCTAAACAATTACAGTGGCAAGTTAACGGTGAGCTTACATATCTAACACCGAGCGAATGGAAAGATATTTTTACCGCCTCTCTTAATCAAGAGACAAATAGAATCGCTAAGGGATTAAGAGGCGGATACGTAATGCTAGGATTGTCTACTTCTAAGATGACTAAGTCTCAAATGATTGAGCTTATAGAGTTTATCTCTGCTTTCTGTGCAGAGCAGGGAGTGAAAATTGATGTACAGGAATAAGAAACTTCTTAACGGTGCTAGAGATTGTCCTTATTGCATGCTCTGCAGTCGTCCAAACGATGGGACTATTGTTGCAGCACATTCTAATCAATTAAGAGACGGCAAAGGGAAATCCATAAAAGCACATGATTATCTATGTTATCAGTGCCACTACGAGATAGACCAAGGGGCAAACAGTAAAGAGCAAAAACTAAACGACTGGGAAACTGCACACAGAAAAACAGTCGGTTACATGATAGAAACGGGACTTTTAAAATGAGAGAATTTTTAACGCACGAATTATGTGAGATATTCCCAGTAATCGAGGGGGAGGAATTCTATAAATTAGTAGATGATATAAAGGTTAACGGTCTACTACAGCCAATTACGCTATATCACAACAAAATCTTAGACGGGCGTAATAGATATAGGGCTTGCGTTAAAGCAGGTGTTGAACCTAAATACATAACTTATGACGGCAATAATCCAGTAGCATTCGTGCTAAGTGCTAATCTGCATAGGAGGCACCTTAAGCCATCACAGACTGCTGTAATCGTATCTAAAGCTCAGGATTGGGCAACAGCACACAGTCATGGGGGTGATAGAAAAAGTATAGGGGCAAAAAAATCAAATACTATAAATAGTACTTGGTCGGAAAATGACAATGAAAAATCAAGTACTATAAATAGTACTTGGTCCGATGAAATAAAAACTGAAAGTATTAAAGACAGAGCCAATGCAGCAGGTGTTAGTAAATCAACACAACAAAAAGCCGATGCTGTTGTTAAAGCTAGTCCTGAGTTAGCAAATAAAGTTATTAGCGGTGAGATATCTCTAAATGAGGCAACGGAGCAGGTTGCACCACAATTAATTAACAAAAAGAGTCAGGAATACGAGGTTATCTCAAAAGATGAGCTAGAAAATCTAAAAGATACACTCTCAGAAACAATAAGCGTTAATGAACAGATTCTAAAAAAGAATACACAGCTAGAGTCAATTATTAACTCAGACGATAAATTAGCAGAGGCTAATAAAGAAATAGAAAAACTAACTACTGCTAATGAGAGTTATAAGCGATTAATAGCACAGCAGGATGTAAGAATTGCAGAGCTTACTATACACGCTAAAAATGTAACTGCAGTCCTCAAAAAGAAAGATGAGGAGATTAAAAAATTAAAAGCTCTGCTGGAGAGTTACAGTGTCTAATTTTCCAACGCCTCGCCCATTTCAAGAAAAAGCCCACAATCTGCTTAGGCGTGGATTTTCCGAGGGTCATATGAATCAGATTGTGATGGCTCCGACGGGTGCAGGTAAAACTTATCTCGGGTTAAGGGTGATATCTGAAGCACTTGCAAGAGGTAAACGTGCAATGTTCGTCTGTGATAGAACAACATTAATTGAGCAGACTTCAAGTACCGCAGAGAGTTACGGTCTAAGAGAACACGGAATAATACAAGCAAATCACTGGAGGTGGCAGCCGCATCAAAGGTTTCAAATTGCGAGTGCTCAGACTCTAGCTAGACGGGGATTCCCACCTGATGTTGATGTTGTAGTAGTAGATGAAGCACACACTCAGTTAAAAGCATGGGTTGATTACGCAAAGACAAAACAGTCTGCATTAATCGGGCTATCTGCGACTCCTTTTTCAAAAGGATTGGGAAGAATATTCTCTAATTTAATTAACGCAACAACGATGCAGGAGCTAACCCAATCGGGCGTTCTTGTTCCAATGAGAGCATATACGTGTACACGTGCAAATATGGACGGTGCAGAGACTAAGGGTGGTGAGTGGACGGAAAAAGCTGCAGAGGAAAGGGGCATGGAAATTATCGGCAACGTTGTTAAAGAATGGATAACGTATGCAGAGGGTCGCAAAACTATAGTGTTCGGCTCATCAATTGCTCACTGCAACGAGTTATGTAGACAATTTAACGAGGTAAATATCCCTGCCGCAGTATTTACATCTAAAACAACGGCTAAAGAAAGGCAGGAACTTCTTAATGAATATAGAAAAGAGGACTCTTTTATTCGGGTGCTTATCTCTGTAGAAGCACTAGCAAAAGGGTTCGACGTTAAGGATGTAGGTTGTGTTGTTGATTGTAGACCTATGCGTAAATCTATATCTACTGTAATTCAAATGTGGGGTAGAGGCTTAAGAGCAAGTAAAGAGACAGGCAAAGAGGACTGCATATTACTAGACCACTCGGGAAATATTACTAGATTTCTTAATGAGTATGAGGATATATATTTCAATGGACTTAATGCATTGGACTCAGGCGAGAAGCTAGACCAAAAGATAAGAAAAAAAGAGGATGAAAGAGAGCCTGCTAGCTGTCCTAAATGCGGACATAGTCCATTTTTTTCACGATGTATGTCTTGCGGACACGAGAAAATAAAAGAGAGCCTAGTAGTACATGAGCAAGGACAAATGCAGGCTGTAGTACTGGGAAAAAAACAATTAGCAGATAGTAAGTACCATCTCTGGTCTCAGTTATGTACATATGCAAGAGAGCATAGCAAACCTGAAAGCCAAGCTGGTCGTGCTTATCATTTATACCGAGCAATCACTAAAGAGAATCCACCTTGGAATTTTTACTCAACACAGCCTGCTAGCCTGACTCTTAATACATATAACAAGATAAGGCAGATGAATATTGCGTATTCAAAGGGTAGGAAGTATGCATAGTTTCTTAGAGTTCGCAAAAAGTCATGGGGTGTTAATAGACAAACTTAACGTTTCGGGAAATATAGCTAGATGCGGTACCGTAAAGAATCCCAATTCTAAAAACGGTGCTTATGTATATAGTGGAAACGGCGGCTGGGTGCAGGCTTGGGATGGCGATGGGAATGTACACGTATATAAGAGAGATAGACAGATATCTCAGTCTGAAAAATCGGCTCTTAAAAAAGAGCAGACAAAGAGAATACAAGAGCAAGAAAGAAAACACAAGGAAGCTAGAGAAAAAGCAAAAGAAATAATTAACTCTGCAAAATATGAAAGGCATGCGTATCTTGCTCAGAAAGGGTTTCCTGATGAGGTAGGGCTTGTGATAGATGAAATTCTTTACATTCCTATGCGAGACATTATTACATATGACTTAGTAGGATACCAGTCGATTAAATGGACGGGCGAGGGCTTTGAGAAAAAAATGCTATACGGTATGCGAGCTAAGGGAGCAGGACTTGTGTTAGGGGATAGAAAAGCCCGTAAAACGATTCTCTGCGAGGGCTATGCAACAGGATTAAGTATACATAGAGCTATAAAAAATGGGCGTTTAAATGCGTCTGTAACGGTCTGTTTTTCGGCTAATAACTTAGAGTACATAGCCAGTAAGTTAAGGGGAGTTTATATATTTGCTGATAACGATAAATCAGGAGTCGGAGAGGGTGTTGCAAAATCTACTGGATACCATTATGTGTTGAGCGATATCGAGGGCGAGGATGCAAATGACTTAATGGTGCGTGCAGGAATATTTGCAGTACAGAAAAAAGTATTAGAGTTATTAAGTAAGTAAGCATTTACTTAATAATTTTAAGCGATTTTAAAGCGTTAAATCATAAGGTGAGTGAACACCTATATCAAACTCAAACGATTAAATTTAAGGCTTTAGAAAGCGGTCAGTGAAGACTATAAAACACAAGTCAGTCTTAAGACTATAAAACGATTAAAAAGCAGTGCGTGTTGTCGGGGAAGCGATAACTAAGCGGTAACGGCGGGGCATGCATGAAGTATATCTACCGTGGGATAAGCAGCTGAGATAGATTAAGGGTGGCGAGGTTAGTGCCCGAGCTGTGAACGACTGACGAGTCACGTAGGCTCCGCAGAGGGTGACCCTAGTGTAAAGGACTCAGGATAGGGCTGAGTCCGTTCACCACAGAGGGTTTTATGTTTTTATCTTTAGATTAAATATATATAAATGGGATATTTGCGTTTTTTATCAATTCAATAGTTTTTATTTATTAAGGTTATAGAAATGGGATATAGGAAGTATAGGAATCAAAAGTGCGAGTGCGACGGATTCACGTTTGACTCTAAGCGTGAAATGTACCGATATCAAGAGTTAAAACTCTTAGAGAAAGCAGGTGAGATAGATGATGTACGACTGCAGGTATCTTTTGAGCTTATCCCCGCAAATGACGACTACAGAGCCATCAAATACGTAGCAGACTTCACGTATTGTGAAAACGGAAAGCGTATTGTTGAGGACGTTAAGGGTTTTAAAACTAAAGAGTACCAGTTAAAGAAAAAATTGATGCGGCACGTATACGGAATAAAGATAAGGGAAATACAATGAGCATGAGAAATAGACGTAATAGAGTAGTCCCTGAGAGCCGTAGAAGTGCCTTAAACGATTGGGAAACTGTAGAGATAGATGATGACCTTAAGAGCTTACTAATTCGATGGTATAGATGGGGGTGTAGAATACCTGCAATTGGGGCAATTGGACTAATGCCTGATGCTAGATTTGTGCGGTCCCGTGGACATCTTGAGATTGATGATGACGACTTAGAGAATGAGCTTATGACTATTGTAGATTTCGAAGTTTCAGAGCTTAGTCGTGATTTACAGACTGGGCTTAGTGCTTATGCGTGCTGCCTCGCCAAAGAGGAACCGCTATCTCATCCGCAATTCGCAAAGCAGCAGTTATATGGTATGTTCATAAAGGGTAGAGATAGCTTACGTTCTAAGTTAGAGATGAGGGGATTGTTGTCTACTCTAGATTAAGTTTTGAAAGTATATAAGCACTTACCGATTTCTTGGCTTCTTTTGCTTGTGCTTGAATAGCTTCTTTTTCATTTTTAGTAACTTTAACGTGAATATGTTCGGTTTTTTTAACCTCTTTGTATCCGTATTTATTCCCAAGCATATCTAGTCTAGGATTTGCTTTTTTGAATGCTTTCTCGGCGGACTCTTGCTGCTTATAGATTTCTTTTTGAGAAACAGGCGGATGAGTAATCACGCTTGATTTATATCCGCCTCTTTCTCTTTTAAAGAACACAAGCCATCCTTTTTTACTGGCTGTTTGATTCTGATTATCAATTTCCCACATATTAATTCCTAGTTTGATTTTTAAGCTCACTCATATATGCGTCACCTGCGGATTTAACAATCTGTAGAACATTGTCAATATCCGCATCATCAGGTATGACCGTAGAGTTACAGTCAATAGAGCCCTCATCGAGGTGTGTAGACTTCAAACTCCCAGCCATTTCCTTTGACTGTATTATTTAATAAGTCCACTTCCCACTTCATTTTTTCTCCTTAAAGCCGTCGGATTCATCTTTGAATGCATAACGATTCCCTTAAATTTTATCTGTATTCATCTCTTCCCATTCGTCATCGGTAATTTCAAAGACTCCAACAGGGAAATCCCATTTATTGTAGTAGTCGGCGATTTGTTCGCCTGTATTAAAATCTTTGATGGGCAAAGATTTTCTTACCGCCTCTCTTAGAATAAACTTATGTATCTCTGACTTATAGCATACGAATTCTGCATTATCGTAATACACATATTTCAAGTCAACGCGCTCACCGTTGCGAATATGCTCGAACCTTGGGGGTGTAAATGGGTCCCAGACTAATTTTACAAGCCATATCTCGCCAGTCATAGCTTCTATTAATCTGTATTTATCGTTTGTGCAGTCGTTTGTTACTTCTGCAAGAGTTTTAAAACTTTTGATGTTACTAATTCTCATTTTGTTCTCCAAGGCGGGCGGACCCGCCGTTAAAATCAAAGTACTTCTTTCGCAATTATTTTAGAGATTTTAAAATATATTCCTTGTAAGGTTTTCTCAATTTCGTGGCTTATTTCAATCTCTATATCAGCATCTATTTTTGCAAGGTCCCATGGTGGGATAGTGCTATCGAACCCCTCGACCCAAGAGAACTCGTCCCTAAATTTTCCGAAGTTTGTAAAGGCTTCTAAATCGATTCTTTTTGAGCCTTGCGGGTGTCTAGCTTCCCAAGTTTTGCTGTGCACCCATTCGATTATTTGCGGAATATCTAATTCGGCTTTTTCTATAGCCCAATATTCTTTAATGTTCAAGTTAAGGTTATCGCTGATAATTTTCTCTAATTTTTTATGTTCTGATTTGTAGTTCATTTTTTGCTCCTTAAGTATGGGGGGATTCCCCCCGTTGTTAATTCCTAATTTCTTTTGCTTTTTCTGCTGCTAACCTTAACAGCCTTAGCAAGACTTTAATTATTCTTCTTCGCACCACTAGATAAGCATCTTGTTCCTTAAAATGGAATGTTAAGTTGTCTTTTAGGTGATATGGTAGCGATTCTAAATCGACGTCGGGTTGGTGTATAGAATCATCAAATTTATAAAGTTCAGGCTGCCACGCTGGGACCCCATTGTTATAAGGGTCCTTAATTATTTCGTGTAGTTCTTTAGCGGTTTTGCTTTCTAGAAAATCCGCATAACGGCGCGCTAAATCGTTAAGAAATATATAACTTGATTCGGCAATTAATACGGTTCTCAAAAAGACCCTATCCTCAAATTTCATGTTTTCGCTCATGTGAGCGAAAAGTTTATTTTTGAAATCTATATTCATGCTTGTTCCTTTCGGGCTTTTAGTAATATATACAATTATAAGCCCATAACTAATTGTATATCTAGATTATAATTAATTAATAATGAATTGTCAACACTTTTTTAGTAAAAGTTTGTAAAAGTTTGCAACAAAATGTAACAAGCAAATAAAGTGATAAAAAACTACAACAAGAAAAAAATATAAAAAAATACTTGAACCGTAATCTGAAAAAAGCTATAATTAAAAACATAGGGAAGCTGTATTTAAAAAACGGCTTCGATTCAGACTAAGTCTATGTGTTTAAACAATTTGTAATTTACTTTAAAGCAGGGCGTCAATTTTGATGCCCTTTTTTGTTGCGTAAAAAGAGGAAAGGTTATGTACAGAAAAACTGGGGGATGTGGTGGTTGTAGTGGTATGCCAGTTCGCCGCCCGCAAAACAAAACGAATAAAAAGTTCCAAGAACAAAAGTATAAAGAAACGCTAAATACAAATGGACTGCTTAAAAAAAATAATAAATAAGATTAACCCATGCAAGTATTACCGACTTAATAGATTTTTTGAATGGTTTACTTTGGGTACGGACTGCAGGTGCTGCATAGGTGTAAGAATAGTTACGGCATTTGTAATTGGTATAGGAATTGGTAGATGGTTAAGTTAGCAGATACAGCTTATGCAGATAAGAATCTAAGACCATTACTAACTAATAAGCCTATTAATAAAACTAATAACAATAATAAAAATAAACTAACTGAAAAACAAGAAAAATTCTGCAGGTTGTATGTAGAAACAGGAAATGCAAGTGAGGCTTACAGGCAGGCTTATGAAACAAAAACAAAAAGTGCAAATGCACAATATGTAGAAGCCAATAAATTAATCTCAAACCCTAAAATTGCCCTAAGGGTAAATCAGCTAAAAGAAACACATCAGAAAAAACACAACATAACAGTAGATAGCTTACTTTATGAACTCGAGGAAGCTAGGCAAATGGCACTAGAAACAAACCAAGCGGGTGCTAGCATTTCTGCGACTTTAGGAAAAGCAAAATTACTTGGACTAGATAAGCAAGTAATAGAACATGCAGGTGTTATTGCTGGTGTAAATATAAGCGAACATATAACAGATAAACAAATAGCAAATATTGCTAAATCAATCTTAAGACGTAAAGAAAATGAATGAAAAGGAAGCGTTATTAAAATTCGCAAAAGATGACTTAATAACATATTCTTGCTTAGTCGATTCAACATATACACCGAATCGATTTCACGAATTTTTAGCCAGTCGCTTACAGGCTGCAATTGAACGTGGCAAAGGTCGCATTATGATTTTTGCACCGCCGCAACACGGAAAGTCTTACCTAGTTTCAAAATTATTTATTGCATGGGCTTTGGGCAAAATCCCTGACCTTAAAGTTATATCTGCTAGTTACGGGGATGATTTAGTACAGCAAAACGGTCAAGCGGTAAGAAATTTTGTTTCAGGTCCAATCCATCAGTCTATATTCGGTAATAGAATCGAACAGTCAACAAGGGCTAAGGATTACTTTTTAACGAATACGGGCGGGCAATATTTAGGCGTAACTATAAGGGGTGGTGGTACTGGTTTTCCATCACGACTATTTGTAATTGATGACCCGTTTAAATCAAGGGCTGAAGCGGAAAGTGAGGCGTTTAGAAATCACGTAAAAGACTGGTATAGGTCAGTATGTTACACCCGATTAGCTGAGGATTCTATATTGGTTATTATGCATACTAGGTGGCATGCTGATGATTTAGCTGGCTGGTTATTAAGTGAACATAAGCATGAGAACTGGGAACTTATAAGTCTACCTGCTATAGCCGAATCGGACGATATTATGAGTAGGCTTGAGGGTGAGGCTTTAGTACCTGAAAGGTTTTCTGTGGAATCCTTAAATCAAAAAAGATTAACAGTAGGTAGTCGGGATTGGGTAAGTCTATATCAACAACGACCTATAGAAGCAGGCGGGAATATATTTAAACAAGAATGGCTAAGGTTCTACGATGAGGCTTATATGCGTAAATCAGCCATGGCTATGAATCGATACATTATAGTGGACCCTGCTAGAACTCAGAAAAAAGAAAGCGACTATACAGCAATGGTGGTTATAGGACTTAATTTAGACGGAAACTACTATTTATTAGATGCCGTATACGACCGCCTAACCCTAAAACAACGAGCGGAAACATTAATAGACTTACATAGAAAATGGATGCCATTACAGGTAGGGTACAAAAAGACTGGGCATGAACAGGACATAGAATATATAAGCGAGGCTCAAAATAGACAGAACTATAGATTCGCAGTTATACCGTTATCGGAACATGGAGCTAAGAATGCCCGTATAGAACGACTAGCACCTGATTTTGAGAATTCTAAATGGTGGTTGCCTAGTACTATGTGGAAAACCAATTCTGAGGGTATAGCTAAGGACCTAATTGAACAGTTAATAAATGAGGAATATAAGGCTTTTCCAGCTGGTCGCCACGATGACTTTTTAGACTGTATAAGTGGAATAAAGGATATGAATACAAGATTCCCAATGCTTAATACTATAACTAGACCTAAGTCTAAATTCTTTTACGCATAGCTATGACCGAAAAAGAAACTATAAACGATTTAAAAATTAAAGCTGAGGAGGCACACTATGAATCTGTTAGGGAATCCTTGGATACAGATTATTATACTGAACTTGCTCAATATGTACGTGAGCGGTGGGTAGAAAATAGGGACTATAAATCAGACATAAGTACAATCATAAAAGAGTGTGATAATCAACGAAGTAGTAAATACGATGATGGCGATGTAGTTGATTGTGAGACTGATGTATTTTTAGGTATTACTGACCTTAAGTGTTCAGCTTGTGAAGATTGGCTAAAGGATGTGCTTGTAAATGCGGCAGATAAACCTTGGACCATAGAACCTACGCCTATACCTGATTTGAGTGATGTTCATAAAGAAAATATACGACATATTTTAAAGCGTGAAATATTAGCACGTGGGTATCCTCCTGATGTAGTAGCGGATAAAGCAAGGCTAGAGGAACTTAAGACTACAGTAGGGAAACTAGAACTAGAAAAAGCAAAAGAGTCCTGCGATGAAATGTCTAATCTTATAAGCGACCAGTTAACTGAAAGTTCATGGCGTAAAGTATTTGAACAATGGCAATCGGATATAGTCACTTATCCAGCTGGTATTTTAAAAGGACCAGTAGTTAAGAATGTTAAGACCCTAAAATGGAATGGGGCTGATTTAATAACAACGGTTGAACCATCGCTTACCGTTGAGAGGATAGCACCGCAGGATTTCTATCCTAGCCCTGAAGCAACAAATCCCCAAGACGCAAATAACATAATTGAAGTTATGCGTATGACAAAGAGTAAGTTATATGAGTGTATAGGGTTACCTAATTTTAACGATGAAGCTATACGTTTAGTTTTATTCGAATTTGGGCAGTCATTCTATGAATGGACTTCATTTGATAAACCACGTGATGAAGTATTACCGAATAGGTGGGGTGAGGCTCAGACTATAGATGTACTTGACTTTTGGGGACGTGTAACAGGACGTCTACTAGAGGAGTGGGGTATAGAGGTAGAGGATAGGGACGCTGAGTATGAATGTAACGTATGGCTAGTGGATAAATACGTAATACGTGCATTATTAAATCCTGAGCCTTTGGGTAGGCGACCTTACCATGTGGCACATTTTAGAAAAGAACCTGGGAAGTTTTGGGGGAAAGGTATCCCTCAGATATTAAGGGATTGTCAGAGGATAGCCAATGCATCTGCACGCTCACTAGTTAAGAATATGAGTATAAGTGCAGGACCTATAGTAGAACTAGACGTTAATAAGTTAGATAGAACCGAGGAGTCCCCTGAGCGTATAGAACCGTGGCGTGTATACCATGTGGATAGTGAGCTTAATCCCAATTCTGTTGGACCAGCTATAAGGTATAACTTAGCACCGTCTGTGGCTAATGAATTATTAGGGGTTATGAATAGATTCCTTTCTATGGCCGATGAGTTATCAGGAGTACCTGCATATACGTATGGGCAGATGGGCGGTATGGCTCATACATTAGGTGGTTTCTCACTTCAATACTCTAATGCACTCAAAGGAATAAAGGGTGTGCTAGCTAATATGGATAGGGACGGTATAGAGCCTTTGATAACTCAGTTTTGGACCTATAACATGTTATTTTCTGAGGATGATGGAATTAAGGCAGATGCTAAGGTGGTAGCTAAAGGCTCTCAAGGTATCCTACAAAGAGAGCAGGCTCAAGCAAGAAGCATTGAGACGCTACAGGTAATAAGTCCATTCTTACAAAGTGGACTAGTACCGCCTCAGGCAGCAAGAGACTTACTTGTTAAGTGGTCAGGGGAGAATGGATACGATATAAGTAAGTATTTCCCTGATATTCAAAGTGAAAATGAAATAGCCAGTGTGTACGGTGGAGTAACGCAGCCCACTATAGATGAGACTCAAGGCAGTCTAAATTATGGTGAGCCTAAGTTAGATAATCGCTCAGCACCTGCACTAGAGGTATTGCAGAATAGCCAATTAGGGGTATAGATATGAAGTTACAAGGGTTTGATGTAAACGAGGGTAATTCTGTATACGACTTAGTATTCGGATATGGACTAGTAAGAAATGTAACTGATGATGGGTTTGAGGTAAGGTTTAATGACACCCGCTCAATTACATATAACTCAGAGGGTTTAGGTCAATTTAAAAATCCTACACTCTTTTGGCACAATCCAATAGTATTAATCCCTGCTAAAGAGGATAAGACTTGGAGCTTACAGTCAGCAGTAGCTAAGGGCGTATCAGAGTTAATCGCAAAAGCTGGGGGTAAAGATGTACGTTAATACTTCCTTATCAACAGGCGAGACTACTCAATCTTATGACTGGCAGGAGTTATTTGGTGTAGATAGCACCTCTAACATATCCCCTGTAATAGCAGTAGATAATATGCCTATACAGATTAGAGCTTATGGTTTAAATGAAAACGACTTAATCTTAGTAGAGATGATACATAAGGGGTGGTATTCGCCTTATTGCCCTTTCAATGGACAGAGTTACTTAGATAAAAATAAGAACATATTATTAATCGGATTAAGTGGTAGGTATAGATTTATCTTAACTACTAAGGATGGGAGTAAGCCATCAGTAGGTCAAGTATTAGTTACACATAATAATGTAGAGATGAGCCAGCAGGTGTTTATGGCTTATATGTCTTGTTGTGGAGGAGAGAATGGCAATTAATGCTGGCAATTTTAGGGCATTGGCTACTGGGTACTTAAACTCAGATGGAGATAACGTATTATTTAGTGCGGAGAGTACCAGTAAGATATCGGCGGTATTTTACGTAGATGAAAGTCCTAGGATAATAAGGGGACATAATCTAGCAGAGGGCGAGGAGGCTATAGTCGAGCTAGTAGACGGAAATAAAGGGGGTGAGATTTTCACTCCCTTTTTACGTAATGGCAAACCAGTAAAGCTAAATAGCAAATGTAATGTAATTGTCCTATCAATCCCAGGGCGTTATAGAGTTGTATTAAACGGAGAGTTAGGAGCTAGTCATATAGTGACTTTCCTAAGCTCATCTACTCATGAGTATTTATTAGAGGCAGGGTATTGTTGTACCGATTGTGAACCACCTGCACCAAGCGTATGGGTAGATACAGGGATTAGGAGAGAAAAGGACGGTCGTATAGAGGCTCTAGAGGAGGACCAGTATGGAAATAAACGCTGGGTTGACTTAGAGGAAGTCAAATGGGTTGATACTGGTAAGAGGGATTATAGTGACGATAAGTCAATGATAATTAAAGAACAGAAAAACCAAGTAGGTCGTACCCGTTGGGTTGATGATGAGCCGAGGGCTTGGACTGATACAGGCAAACGTCGCTCAAAGGGTGATGCAATTGAAAAAGAGCAAATAGACCAATTAGGGGCTACTCATTGGGTAACAGATGAGGCTGTAGTATGGACTGATACAGGAGATACCCGTTGCAATAATCACAAAATAGAAAAAGAGCAGGCAGACCAGTTAGGTGCTTTGCGTTGGTATGTTACAGAGGAGACTTGTGGATACGATGCAAGTTATCCATTACCTGATGGCGGATATGGATATGTAGAGGGTGATGAGATAGACCCTGAGGCCTCTGTAGAGATGAACGATTGTGATGGTGTGTTCTTATTTAGGCTTTATCCGACACCAAGAAAAGGGGCTACTGTAAAAGTACTCGCTTGTGATGGTGAGGTATTAGGCTATGCAAGAAATAGAAGCGATACAGCACCAATTGTTAATAATACATTTAAGTGTCCTGATGTAATTATCAATCAAGGCTCTTGTGAGTGTAATTTAGTAGATACGTTTAATAGAAAGATAAGGTAGGCGATATGGGATTAGTAACTTGTGAAAATGCCGCTAAAGCGTTTGTAAATTCAATTGATAATGACGAGGACTCAAAGCAAAAACTTTGCGAAATCGTACACGAATGTCTAGAGGCTGATTTAGAGACTCTTAAAGAGAATCTAGAGAGTGCTATAGATGAATTGAACGCTAAACTTAAAGATTTAAAAGATACAGAGGTAGCGTTAAATGCTGCCAATATTGCAGGAAATCGCAAATTAATCGATGAGTTAAAAGATAGACTAGCTCAATTAGATAACGACTCTAAGGCAAGTCTTAAAAATCTAGCAGACAAGATTAACGACCTATTAGATAGTCAGTTAACAGAGGCTGATGTAAATAGGATGATTTCCGAGGCTATAGATAAATTAGGAACAGTAGTTAGTTCTGTAGAACTAAAAAACGGAAAGCTAATAGTTAAGACTTCTGACGGTAAGTCAAAAGAGTATGATTTATCAATTTTAAATGTTGGGGCAGGATTAACTGGTAATGGCGTTGACAAAACTCTAAATATTAAGCTATCTAAAGCTAGTGACAATATATTAGAGATAAGAGAGGACGGCTTATATGCAGGGATTACAGGAAATAGTTTGACTCTTTTTGTAGACTCAGCTAATGGAAGTGATAATAACACAGGTACTAAAGAGCACCCTCTAGCAACATTAGATAAGGCTTTTGATTTGGTAAATATGACTAGCAAAAATGGTTACTATGTAATCTATTTAAAAGCTGGTTTAATGTACCATTTCTCAAAAGATGTAATTCTATTAAATGCTACAGTTGTCTTATCAGCTTATGGGGATGAGAAATATAAAATTCCTAATGTTGATTCATATGAACCTGTAAAAAGCGAAAGATATCACCCTGTAGCGTTTAAAGATTATAACCGTCCAACAATTAAGTTTTTAAGAAGTGGATTTGATTCACATTTAGGACACGATGCTTTAGCGTATCTACATTGTAAAAAATTAAGTGTATTAGGTATTAAATTAACTAATGAGGGCAATAACCCTAATGCTAGACACGTACGTTCTCAGAGATACTTTGTAGCAGATTATGCTTATTTTGACGGTGTTTTATATCAGCCTGTAGTTGAGAAAGATATATTCTTTTTGGGTGATTTTGGAACATTTAGTTTCTCAGCGTTTAAGGTTGATTTCTCTAGATACTCTTACTCAAGCCCTTATTATAAAAAGGTACTAACTATAGCAGATAAACTTTACACTTCATCTGGATATAGACCTCAGTTTGATGTTGGTGGTGGTGGGCACTCTGATTATCCTGCAACACCCCAAGGGACATTAGAGACAAGTTTCTTTACCGATTTACGCATAGAGGATTGGGTATATTATTCCCAAGTTGATAGAGCAAATAAACAAGTTTGGGGCTGGACTGCTAACTGGAATCCGTTTAATTACGCACCTAATAACTCTTAAAATTGGAGCAATAAATGGCAAAAAAAGTAATCACTTTAGATAACTTGGGTGACGGTTTTAATATAGATACCTTAGGTAAAAAGATACACACATCAGGTGGCGATATATGCAGTGCCATAAATCAAATGTCTAAGAATCACGAGGACACTGACCATTACGTTGTATGTTTGGACAAAGACGGAAACTGTTTCTTAAAGCCTGAGTCAAGTAAATATTCAAGTTACATTGAGATTGAGTCATTAACCGACACTGAGCACGTTAAGTATGGTGATACTGTAACCATAACCCTTAGAATCAGAAACACTGGACTTAGTACTGTCTATGGTGCAATGCTAACGTTTGATGTTGAGGGCTTATACATTCTAGATGTATGGTCTGAGTACTTTGAGCATACGGGGAACGATGTCATTATGGCAGAGATAGAGCCTGATGTACCCTATGAAGTGGAAATTACTGTTGAGGTTACGAGCCAAAACCCAGTAGGAAAAGCTATATATACTCAAGCCTATGGTGTTCAACACACCGTAGTCCACGAATTCTTAAGAGGCACGTATGAAGAAGAACCGCCAAAACCTATGTTACTACATTTTCAGAATATGGATAGCCCCCGTAGTAAAGACATTACCTACATAGCTGAAAATCACCCTGACCCAGGGTTTATGGTATTTGGGGAGTCACCTTTAATAAAATTAAGTGAGCCATTGATTGTAGAAGTGCAATATAAAGCAGACGTACACATAAGCGACCCACACTACGTGTTAAACGTTTACTGTGTAACAAAAGCTCAAAACCAAGTGCCAAGCTCAATGATATACACACTCGAAACATCAGACCCTAACATATTTACATTTAAATTTAATGAAATCAATGAGACTGGTTTTAGGCTTACATTCTATAACGAGCAAGTTAGAAACGATATTGATTCTATTAGAGTGTACCAAGTAGTAGACGAAACCGCTAAAAGTACACATTTTGAGGGTGTTCGCATAGACCGTACATCTCGTGGATTTCTAGAACTCCTCCCTGACCCTAGCCCAGAGCCAGAGCCTGATGAGCACATAGAGATATGGAAACCACCAGTTTAATAATGCTGATTTATACACCATAGGAGATAAAAAATGGTTAAAAAAGTAGTAACCCCAAGTAATTTAAACCCTGAACACTTTAAGATTGACCGTGAAGCTAAGCTAATCGATGTCATTTTCCCAGCAGACGCTGGTATACGTGATATCGGCTTAGAGGGTACAAATCTTAATATCACCCAAGCAAACGGTGAGACTAAGCAAGTAGATTTATCACCTGCGATTATAGCTAAAGACTCTGCTGTACAAAGCGGTTCTTTAGAGGGTACAAATCTTAACTTAGTAGTTAACGACCCTAACGCAGACGGTGGCACTCGCACAGTAACAATCAATGTAGCTAATCTTATCAATGGACTATTAAAAAATGGTCAAGCTAAGATTACACTAAATGAGCAGTTAACAGACGCATTTGATGAGCCTTTAGGATTCATCTCTACTACAGCAGACGTAACAGTAGTAGCAAATGCTTAAGTTAACAGAGGAGTTAGAAAAGAGACTAAGAGGATATCTACTATCAAGTAGAGAGGGCTTAGAGTCTTTTTTAGAGTATTTAGAGGATAATTTAGAATCCCGATTAGTTTTTCTTAGTCGCTCACGAGACCCTATTGATATCCATATGGCTCAAGGGGAAGTGAAAATACTAAGGGAGCTAATAGGATTATTAAAACGAATGACTGGTTAAATAGCCAGTCATTTTTTTTGACTACTACATGGATTATTCCCTAGTAGATAAACATTTGATTTCCGTAATAAACGGCTCAAAGGAGATAAATAAATGGCAATACCTGACGAACTTCAAGAAAGATTAGATAATTATGCACAAGAGAATCAAGAGACTAAAACGGCTGCGGAGGATAGCATTTCCGTTGAAAGTCAAGATGATTACGTTGAGCATAAAGATACAGTTGATACTGTGGAGACTAATGAAGTAGATGAAAAGAAAAAGGCAGACGATAACTTCAAACGCATGGAGGGACGATATAAGGCTAGGATTAGACAGCTAGAGGAGGAGCGTGAAAATGCTCTAGCACTAGCAAACGCTAATACTTTACTTGCCCAAGAAGTTCCTACATTACGTGAGAGGATTAAAGAGCTTGAGTCTAACTCAACATTAGAGTCTGATGATACATTATTTACAGATGATGTATTAGAGACTTATGGGGATTTAGCTAATACAGTTCAGAGTGCCTTATCAAAACAGGAAGCCAAGCATAAAAAAGAGCTAGAGGTACTGCAGCAACAACAAAGGCAATTAAATGAGCAGATTCTCAAAAGAGATGAGGCTAATTTTAATGCTCAGCTTAGGGCTGCGATACCGCAAATAGATACCTTAACTAAAGATAACTTAGAGTGGCAAGATTATATCAATAGCACAATACCGTATACCTCTATATCGATTTATGAGGCGTTAAGTCACGCCCATCATAATCGAGATATAAAGACTATTCGAGAGATTGTAGGAGGGTTTAATCAAGTCAATAAGTCGTCTGAGAAAGGGGATTTATCAGCTCTTGTAACGCCTAATAAGGTGTCAGCTAATGCACCTAGTGGCAAAAGATATTTATTTAAAGAAAGCGATTACGAGACTAAGAAAAATCAGCTATTTAATAGAGAGATAAGCTCTCAAGAGTTTATGGCTTTTTCTAAAGAGTATGAGCAAGCCTTAAAAAATGGGCAAGTTGCACCTTAGAGATTTTCTAATCGAGTAGTCGTAAATTTTTTTTGACAATTTATTTACGGAGAAAGATTATGTCATTACCATCAGCAGCGGGTTATACCCAATATGATAGCTTGCTTCATCCGCATTATTCAGACATGATGTTGATGAGAGCATATTGTTCGTTTGTAACAGGTGATATCACTACAGTTAAATACACTGGTAAATTAAAAAACTGTGGAGACCAGATTAAGTTCCCAGTACAGCCACGTGTACAAATTAATGATTATCACAAAAACGCCACCCTAGTTCCACAAGAGCCTGAGATTACGCATAAAACTTTAGTAGTAGACCAAGGTAAATACTTTAATATCAAGATTGATGATGTAGATGCTAAACAAATTTGCGAATTTGAAGCGTTTAAGAATTCACTTCTTGAGTCAGCGGTGCTTTCTATGAAACAAGCACTAGATGAGGAAGTATTGATGAAAATGGCTATGGAGGCTCACCCACGCAATAAGGGTATGAATGCTGGTATTAAATCAGGTATCACAAACTTAGGCGAGGCAGGCAATCCAGTGCAGATTACTGCGGCTAATATCATCGATGTTATAGGTCGTTTACGTATCGTGTTACGTGAGTCATGCCGTTGGCAAGACGGTAAGATGTTCATTGTAATCCCTGATATCTTTGCAGGTGCATTATATGGCTCAGACCTTAAAGCCGCTTATCTAACAGGTGCTGCAAAATCACCTATTTTAAACGGTAAGATTGAAAGTCAAATTTTAGGGTTTGATGTGTACTTCTCTAATGAAGTTCCAACAGTTCACGATGAGGCAGCAAATAAAACTGCTTACTGGATTATTGCGGGCAACAGAGATGCTACAGGTTTTGCTCAACAAATCGATAAACAAGATATCGTACCAGTGCCTAATAGCTTTGGTAAGTTTTATCGTGGTTTATGGGTTTACGGTCACAAGCCATTAATCGATGATGGTATTGCGGCTTTATATGCAACAGTTTCAGTTTAAGGAGAGATAAATGACTTATCACTATTTACATCACGGCGGTAAACCGACTAACAACGATGGGAATATTTATCCGCAGGCTAAGATTAGTCGTAATGACAATTTAATGCAGGCGGCTCATAAATCACCAGTAGCTTTTGCTAATAGCCGTATGCTTGATTTTTCGCCTAATGGTACTCAAGAGGCACTTTTACAGTATGTAAAAGAGACTAAGATTGAAGTGGACGATAAAATCACGCTTTCAGCTATTCCTGCTAAATGTCTACTTATAGGCTTTGCATGGGAGGTTTTAGAGGCAGAGGATGGAATCCAATTTGACTTAGCAACAGAGTACTCTGGTCTATCTTTAGGCTCACTAGATGTGTCTACTGTAGGCTCAGGCTTTGTTGAAGTAGAGGATACTTGGATTAAAGAGGGGGATTATGTAACTGCTACAGTTAAGGCGTTCCCGTCTACAGTTCCTAGTAAAGCTAAATTTAGCGTATCGCCTATATTTTTTGTACCGTTTATTGGTAATTAATTATGGCTAACTATAGAGAGGGGGGATTAAGTTTCCCCCTCTTTTTTTAGAGGGATTATTATGGCTAAACAATTTGGCTATTTAGATGCACACGGACATTTTTATCCTGACCACCCAGCCCTAAGGTTTACAGCAGGACTGACACCAGGGCACTGGGATAAGGAGCAAAGAATATTTACTCCAACAGGAAATCCATTAATTAAAACAGGTAATGTGATTTTTGATACCAATGGAGAGGCTATCTCAGGTCTAGCTGAGGATAAGGGGGCAAATATGAAACCTTTCGAGGGTGTATATATAGCACCTAAAGAGCCTATCGAATCTACTGATGAAGTAGAGATGGTAGAGGAGATAGAGAAAACAGAGGTTAAATCTAAACGCTCAAGACGTAAAAATGATTAATCAAATATCACGCCTATTAAATGACTTTGAGAGTGGCTTTGAGAATATACGCTGGTCTAAAGAGGAGATAGCAGAGTATATCGATGAGGCTAAGTATGTGATTTTAGGAAGTCGCCCTGATGATTTTGTAGGTATACACGAGATTACTCTTAAAGCAGGTAGTGTTCAAGAGTTACCTAAGGGCTTAGAGCGATTAGTAGAGTTTAGAGGAATAAAAACTAAAGATGGGCTTATTAGGGTTTCAGAGGAGAAATCCAAAGAGTTAATAAGAGTAGCTAAGAGCTGGTTTCAAGATAACTGTAAAACCTCTAATCCTAATGAGTATAAGGTAGAGAGTGTAGAGTTTGATAAAAGCAATAAACGTATATTTTATGTATATCCCCCAGTGCCTGAGGGCAAAGAGGTTATAGCTGTAGTTAAGGCACTGTCAATAGGCGATGATATTGAGTTTGATACACGCTTTAAGCCTGCGATTATAGAGTGGGCTTTATATAGGGGATATGGAAAAGATAGTGAGAGCGGACACGCTCAAGGACTAAGTCAAGCTCACCTAACTCACTTTTATGCAATTCTTAAAAACATAGATATGGCAGATGAGGGTTTAGAGGAGAGAGTAGATGTCAAGAGTAAGCCTAGATGAGTTTTTGCCTTTTGTTATGGCTAATTGCCCTGACTTACCTATAGAGTTGGCAAGAGCTTATATACGCAGGAGCATTATAGAGTTTGCTAAAAAGAGTGGAATATTAAAAAGGGTATCCACTCAGCCTATACAGGCAGATGTAAGGGATTATTTTATTATCACAAATGATGATGAAAATGTAGTCTTTGTAAATGCAGTTTATGTTAATGGCTCTTTAGATAAGAGATTTTATAACCACTGTATATATGAAAAATGCGGAGGCTTAAGTGTAGGAGATGCACTAATACACTTAAGTGTTAATCCTGAGAGGACAAATAGTGATGGGTTACAGATTCACTATACAGCTTGTCCAACAAACAGTGCATGTGAGGTAGATAGTATATTTTTTGATGACTGGCGAGAAGCTATAGAGAATGGAGCTTTAGCTAGATTGTTTTTGCTACCTAACTATTCATTTACAGATTTTAGATTAGCCACTTATAAAGATAGAGCATTTTACGATGCAATTAAGTCTGCAAGAGTAATTACCTATAAGAACTATGGGAAAGGATTTACATTTGTTAAGACTAAGAGGTGGCTATGAGAATCCCTCAGATAGTAAAACTTAACCCTGATGTAGGAGCGGTTAAGTTTCTTTTCCCATCTAATGTAGAGATTAACTCAGTAAAAATAGGAAAGAAAAAATATCCCACTTATGGATTAGACGATGAGGGATATTATGAGTTTCAATTCAATTGTCTAGATATCGGTACACATGAGGCAATCTTTTTAAACTCTTGTAAAAGAGAAGTTGCCCGTGCATGGCTTTATGTATCAGATGATAAAGCTGACTTAAAGGACTACTACACATTACCACAGCAATGTATAGATGATTGCGATTGTATCCATGAAGATTGTCAAGAGCAAGAAGTCTATATCCCCCGTTATGAAATTAAATTAGGATGTTAAATATGTACACTTCTTTAGTAGGTTTTAATGTAGTACTAGATAGAGCGATAAAACAAGATGATACTTATTTACCAATTCATAAAAGAGATAAATATCGCTTAGAGCAATTATTAGGAGATAACTATACTTATCTAACATTTAGAAACAATATAAGTCATGAGATTGTAAAGGCTAAGGCTACAAGTGATGGCGAGATAATGATTGAAAGAGGGGTAGAGGGCACAACACCTATTAATGCTCCTTTTGGTACTTGTGTAACATTTACATGGGTTAAAAGTTCAATAGAGGATATTGTAGAGGAAAAATTAAGCTCTCTAAATAAATTAGTCTCAAGCATAAAGGGCGGGGATTGTTTTGAAGTCTTAAATAATGACGGTGAGTTTACGATAAACAAAAAGCCAAGCGATGAGCTTTCATTTATTGTAGGTGATAAAAAATATACTCAAAATAAATGCGGGTCCTTAACTCAAAGTGATGCAGAGAATGCACGCCCTCTAGAGGACGGTAAATATGAGAATGCAACAATAGTAGTAAGGGACGGTCGCATCTACTCAATAGAGGCAGGAAGTAATATTATTCACTCTCTATCAGGTGGTAGATGTTTATAAAGCTAGAGAGGTTTGGGGGGCTTGTACCTAGATATATCCCCTCTCTTATAAATGATACTCAAGCCTCTTTGGCTTATAACGTTAATCTAAAGGGTTCTATATTAGAGCCTTTTAGAGAGCCTAAAGAGGTAGAGGTTACAGATATTGACTGTATTAGGACTTTACATAGGCTTCCTAATTGTTGCTTTCTCTCATTTAAAGAGGATTGTGTATCTATAGCCCGTTGGCTTCCTACTTGTGAGAGAGTATATATTACTGGGCTAAAAGAGTATCCAGTTGTAGCCTCTGTAGGTGATAGTTGTAATCTTGAGTATAAAAGAGTAGGGCTTCCTAAACCTGAGCCTCTTAAGGTTACATATTCAGAAAACACACCTAAAGAGCAAACTTCAGTATTAAGAAGTTATGTGTATACCTATGTTGATAGCTTTGGGGGGGAGGGACAACCCTCAGAGGCAACAGAGGTAACACTAGTAGACCCTAAAACTATAGGTCATATAGACTTTCCAACACCGCCTAGTGGCTGGGATATAGACGGTATCAATCTTTATAGATTAACCCAAGAGTTTAACGATGGCTCTCAGGAGGGGTATTCAGAGTATCACCTTGTAGCTAGATTAAATTTAGTCTTTGATTTTGATGATGATGTAAGTGAGGATGAGTTAACAGAAACACTATCCTCTACTCAATACGCACCGCCACCTGATGGACTTGAGAATATAACCGCTTTGCCTAATGGGGTTTTATTTGGAAGTGTAGGAAATGAAATATGGTTTACTGCACCATATGAGCCTCAGGCGTGGTTAAAAAAATATACCCTTGTTTTAGATGATGAAGTTAGGGGGCTTAAATATTCAAATGGGAATATATACGCTCTTACAGACGGACACCCATATGTCATAGGTTTAGAGGTAGATAAGAACAATCAGAGAAGCGTATTAAGGATACCTTATCCTGCACCGATTATTAGCATAAAAAGTCTAGTTGAAGTGCCTAATGGGGTTATATATGCGACTACAAGTGGGCTTGTAAATGTAAGTCAAAGTAGAGTTAGCGTATTAACTAGTCCATGGTTTAGTAAAGATGATTGGGCTTCAATACATCCTAATACTTTAGCAGGGGCTATTGTAGAGGGTAAATATTTAGGTAGTACTGATAGGCTTTCATTTTTATTTGACCTAAGGCTTAATGCGGAAAATGACGGTATAGATAATAACGATTTTATGCCTATAACCCTCTCTTTTAATGCCCTCTATGCCTCTGATAGCGGAGAGCTTTATGTTGCCATGGGCAATGTTATAGGGCAGTGGGATGCAGGGGTTAACTACCTTAAGTATATGTGGAAAAGTAAAGACTTAGAGTTAGGCTCAGATGTGTGTCTATCAGGGGCTAAGGTTAATTTAGTTGATTACTCTTATCCTCTAAAAGCCTCTGATAGTCTAGAGGTTTCTCTAGAGGGTGATGATAGAGTGATTTTTCAAAGAGATATTAATAACTCTAAAGCCTTTAGATTGCCCTCTAATAGGCGATATCAAAAGATAAACATAAAGATAAGTGGAAAATTAAGGGTTAAAAGTTTAGAGATTGGAGCTTCATTTAAGGAGTTGAGATGAATATATTGGTAAACAAAGACATATCGTATAAACAAATGGAGCAAGCTCTAGGATTAATGCCTAATGCTATAGGAGAGGCTTTTGGTATGGATATAAGTTTTAATCCTCTAAAGACAGTCCATTTAGTAACAGGAGTTATAAGCGGACAATATCCTGCTAACTTTTTTGCTGTAGCTGTAGAAAACGATGAGGTTATTGGGTTTATGGGTGGGTATTTAGAGAGTTATGCATTTGCAGATTACTCTTTTGCCCAAGACATAATAGCTTATGTAGTACCTAATAAAAGGGATTCCCAAGCGTATTTAGAGTTAAGTAAAGCCTTTGAAGTATGGGCTAAGGGTATGGGAGCTAAGGCTATTAGAGGGCTTTTGACTAACTCTGATAACGCACAAAAAACTGCAGATGCGGCTATAAGGTATGGCTATAAAAAGGTAGGGATAATTATTACTAAAGACTTTGGAGAGCAGCTATGAGTGGTGGAGGGGGCGGAGGTAAGCCTGTAAGCGTTACTAATTTTGGTGCTGACACTTATAGAGAAGCTCACTATAAGGCAATAAATGAGCTATATAAAAACAATATGGCAAACGCTGATAAGTGGATGCAACACTTAGGTAAAGCTAATGAGTCCTATGAGAAAAACGAAGCAGAGTATATAAAACTTCAAGAGAAATATTTAGATTATTGGAAAATAGCCCAAGCAGCGTATGGTGCCGCCGCAACGCTTTTGGCTAAAAACATATACGAAGCATCTAAGCACGCAACAGACAAACAGTTTGATATAGCAGATAGACAAGAGCAAAGGGCTAAAGAGGCGTTTGATAGATATAACAGGATATATGCACCTTGCGAGGATAAGACTGTACAAAAAGAATGCTCACGCCCTGAGTACAAAGAGGATATAGATGAGCAAGTAAAAAGAGCAGGTATATCAATTTATAAGATAAAAGCTAAAAGTCTAGATAATCTAAAAGCAATAAGAAGTAGATATTGTGCAGGAGCTTTTTGCGATACCACTAAAGAGCTTGAGTTAGAAACACTAAAAGAGCTTGCTAAAAATCAAAATGCGATTAGGCGATTCTTGGAGGAGAGAGAGTTTAATCGAGACACCCATTACTTTAATAGGAAACTTCAGTTATTTAATGTTGGCAATAAGATTGAAGCAAATGCTCTTAATATTGAGTCTCAAAGTTTGGCAGTAAGAGCAAATGCAGAACAAATAAGAGACCAAGCTAGACAACAATTCTATGGCTCTATTCTCTCTAGTTTAGGGGGGGTATTAGGAGCTTTTGGTCCGACTGTTCCAACGCATGGAAGTATGGGGTATACGGGCGGTTTTGGAATATCTAATCAAGGGTTTGTAGGGGTATCGGCAACGCCTGGGATAAGTTCTCATGGTCCAAGACATGCGAGATAAGGGGAGAAATATGGCAAGTTTATTTGATTATGCACAAAGTTTAAATGCGGCTAGAGATGGCTCTTTGCTTTCAGGTTTCGAGGCAAACAAAAGGTGGAAAGACGATTATCTCTCAAGTTATAGAATGCCTGAGTACTTAAGACAAAGTGACTATAACTCAAAGATTTATGACTTAAATAATGCCTATTTAAACCTTGCTGGCGAGGATATAGTAGCTAGTAATTTATATGGAATAAAAAATCAAAGGCTACTTAATAATCTAGATAATGATTATCTAAAAGGAAACTATGACCGCCTGCTTAATACAAAAAGTAATAGGACTAAGGTAGCAAATGAGATTAGTCTAAAAGAGGTAGAAAAAGTTGATGCTGAAAATGTAATCAATAGATTAGAAAGAGATGCCATTAATAGGGGTATGAAATCTGAGGTAGAGATTTACGAGGATATGGTAAATCACTTAAAGGGAAGTGGGCACTTACAAAATCCTACCCTAGTAAGAACTCTAAATAATAGGGGCAGAGCTATCTATGGGAATCAGTTTCAGTTAGGAGTGGCTTTAGGCGGTACCGCAGGGCAAAATATCTCAAGCGAAGCAGCAGGCAATTCAGGGCTAAGTTTTGCTTATGACCAGCATGGGCAAGCGTATATGTTTGATAAAGAGGGCAATCCAACAAGTAGGATACCAGCAGATGAGTTGCCTTATTTAGTAAATGCTGCAAATGGAGACCCATCAGGTCTAATAAATTATAGAAATGCAAAAAATAAATTAATGTATGAAACCCAAGCTCAGCAACAGGCAGCACTAAATAAAAGTGCTTTAGATGCCATAAATAATACTAATCGCTTTATGCAGGGAGAAGTAGCAAGACAGAATGACTATCAAAACAAAAAGGATTTAATGTATTTGCAACAAGCCTATGAGCTTAAAAAAGAGGCAAATAAAAACTCTGCAGGAAACGGTGTACCAAGTCCTGTAACAGCAACAAGGAATACGCCTAGCTTTTTCTCAAATACACCTTTAAATCCAATTAATACAAACGCTATTAATACGCCTAATACAGTCACTCAATCTGCACCTCAGACCGTAGACAATACTACTTTAATTGAGAGTATTAATCAAAAAGAGAGAGAAAATAGCGAGCTTCAAAAAAGATATCAGCAGTTATTTAATATACCCAATCCAACAAAAGAACAGGATAGAGAAAGGGCCTTATTAGCTAAAGAGATTATTAAAAACAAAGAATTAATTAGGCAGTTAAAAAATGCTTTAAACAATCAAGCACCTAGTTATTTGGATAGAGGATATGGCACTTACTAAAGAGGAATTTGAAAGGCTAAGACAAAATGAGAATATGAGACAGTTTCTCGATTTTGTCTCTGCCTCAGAGTCTACTGAAAAATATGGCTATCAACACGGGTTTAATAATAATTTTATAAGTGACCTTAAGACACACCCTAGAGTGCTATATAGTTTTCCTCAAACAGATGGCACAAAGAATAAGACAGGAGCCGCAGGTAGATATCAAATAACCATAGGCACTTATGATGATATAAGAAAAAGATATGGTTTACCTGATGACTTCTCACCTCAAAATCAAGACTATATAGCAATAGCTAAGATAAACGATAAGGGTGCAATAGATGATGTGCTAAATCAGGACTGGGAGAGTGCAATAAAGAAAACAGGCTCTGTTTGGGCAAGTTTTCCAACAAGTCCTTATAAACAAAAACATAGAGATTGGGACTTTGTAAATAACTTTTTTAGCAAAAACTATAAGCCTGCTCAATACTTACAAAGAGAGTCAATAAAGCCACCGCCTGAGCCAAGTTATTTAGAGAGACAAAAATTTGCAGACGACTTTCTAAACAATGAAATAAAGAGAATCGATGAGCTTAAAAAGCAATACATTACACAAAAAAATCCCATGCAATTAAGCAATATGGGACTTAGTAATTTTGGGCTTAATAACCTTAAATTAGATATGCGTTTTGACTGGGTAGACGATTATTTAGATGAGTTAATGAAATGAAAAACGATTACACACTTCCTTATTTAGATTATAAAAATCCATATTTAACTAATCCGCAGGAGGAAGCGTTTGAGCTAAAAAAACAGCAATTATCACAATATAAGCCTGACGTATGGTTAAAAAATAATGGTTTTGATAATTTATCCACTAAGGGCAGGAGAGACCTATATGAGACTTATAAAAGCGAGGTAGTACAAAAAGTCCTAAGTCCTCAATTAGGTATCCCTTATGAAGCACTTCTTAATGATTTAGAGACAAATATTAACCCTGCTCTAGCAGAGGCTATGAAGCCAATAAAACGTACATGGGGACAGGCGGACTCAGACATTAACACCCAAATAAAGATGGGTATAGTAACAGCTGCAGATACATTGACTACAGGTGCAGAGAATGTTATAGAGGAGGCTTATAACGCTGATAGAAAGGAATTAATTTATAAGCTAAGCCCTATTGGTACAATAGATTCCTTATTTGGTGGTTCTTTATATGAAAGAATAAAACGCAATTCATCTGAACCTGAAAATAAAAAGAAAGCACCTAAAAAGATTTTATTTAATAAGGGTGCGAATTTTCCTGAGACTATGCAGGAATTACAGAATCAATTAAGTGCAAAAACTAAGGATATTCAAAAAACCCAACAAGAGAATATTCAAAAATACGGTGATACTTTTAGTACAACAGTTAAAAACTTTACATTAGCACCTATATCTACTATGTCAAATGCAGCAGGTCAGTTAGCTCCAGCAGCTATGGCAGCATTTGTTACTGGTCCTGCTGCACCCGCCGTACTTGGAGGATTCGGATATTTAACAAACTCAGGCGAGGCTATACAAGCAGTCCACGATGAAATAATGAACATGCCAGAGGAGCAATTAAGAAAGAGTCCACAATGGCAACAATTAGAATCTAAGGGTTTTACGCCACAAGAAATAAGATACTACTTAGCTAATACTACAGAGGGTAGAGAGGGATTATATGCACTAGCAGGTGCAACAGGTGTAGTAGGAGGTTTGTTTGGTGCAGAAAGTCTAGTAGGTAAACCGTTTATAAGACCTTTAGCTAAAAGTCTATTCACTGTAGGAGAGGAGGTTGCTGATAGTGCAATAGAGGTTAGTGGTAACACATTAGCTAAGAATATTCCATTACAAGATTTTGACCCTAATAGAAGTAACTGGGAGGGTTTTGGTTCTAATTTTGCAGGAGAGTTAATTCAAGGCGTGCCATTTGCTGCACCATCTGTTATTGGCTCAGCCCTTTATAGTCGCTCTAGCCCTCAAAAACCTAAAACGCCTAGAGACTTAACTAAAGAGGATGGTAGAAAGATAACTCGTCCTGTGCCTCATGTACCTGAGGAGGATAACTCAAGTCCATATTATGATGATATAAATGTAGACGAAGTTGAAGTGCCTATACAAGATTTAGAGGGTTTAGGGGAGGCTATATTAGCTCAGGCTCAACAGGATGGAAATAATGTATCAGAGGCAGAGGTTAGTCAAATTCAAGAGCCTGCGGTACCACCAGCAGTAGAGAGCGTGCCTGTAGAGAGTGTACCAGCGGAGTCTACTCAAGATACGCCTAATTACTTACAAAGAAACCCTGTAGATGAGAGTATACCGTCCCCAGTAGCTATACGACCTAAGAGACAAGTGTTATTTAGGGATAATGATGAAGCACTAATTAGTGCTATATCAGAGTATGTAGATGCCTCTGATGATAATGCTAACCAATGGTACAAGATATACGATACTATCAAAGAGTCTAGAAGTTTAGATAAAGTAGCTAAGGGCGATGATGTATTAAGTGCTGTAGTTAAGAAATATAAGCTAAATAAACGTTTTGTAGCACCTAAAGGGCATAAACCTAAAGATAATGAAGTATTAGAAACTATAGAGCCTATAGCACCTATTGAGCCTAAAGAGCCTATAGAGGGCAACAAAATAAATGAAAGCATTAAAGATAATCAAAGAGTAAGAATACAAAATAGGGATAGAACTACTAAACAATCTCAAGCTCAGGTAATAAATATATCTAAAAACTTAGACCCTGATAGAGTGGGTATATCTAAAACGTTTGCAGATGGCTCGCCTATTGTAGAGGAAAATCCTGCGATAAATATTAAAGAGGCAGCACTAGGAAATAGGGATATAGCTGTAGACGGGAATGGTGGGAAAATAGGCGTTCAGTATGCTGTAGTAGAAGCTAATGATTTACTACCAAGTCACGATTTTACAGGTGGTACTAATAAGGATTATGAGCTAGGAAACGATACTCAATTTAGGGTATTAGCAGGTAATGGTAGAGCGGCTGGTATACAGTTAGCCTATAAGAATAAACAAACTCAAAACTATAGTACTGGTATACAAAATCAATTATCAAGTGTAGGTATTGACCCTAAAGCGTGGAGTGAGTTTAAAAATCCTGTACTAGTTAGGATAACCTCTAAAGAAAATGTAACGGCTGATTTTGGAGATAGAAGTAATGTATCAAGTGCAGCTGCACTATCCTCTTATGAGCAGGCGGTTAATGACTCGCATAGAAGTGATTTAGATTATGTAGATTTTGATGCCAATGGAGAGCCCACTGCAGAGTCGGTTAATAAGTTTGTTCAAACAATGCCTGTATCTGAAAGAGTAGGTTTATATGACTCTAATAGTAAACTATCAAGACAATCTTATGATAGGTTGAAAAACGCCCTATTTTATAAAGCGTTTAAAGATGAGGATTTACTAAATATATTCTCTACTCAAGCGGACCCTGAGATTACCAATATCTTTAAGGCAATGAGTATGGCTTCTAAAGAGATACAGGCTCTAGAGGGTGCAGGAGACTTAGACTTTAGAGGTTATCTAACCAATGCAATGAGAGTGCTTGTAAACTCTAAGCGTGAAAACATTCCTCTTAAAGATGCCCATAAGCAATCTGAATTAGATGATAGTCAAAAAGATGACTCAGAGCTTGAGAGTCGCTTTGTATCTATGCTCGGAGTAGATGGCAGGGCTTATAAAAAATTAGGCAATAAGATAAAGGCACTTGCACAAAAAGCCATAGATGAGAATGATAGACCTAGTGAGGATATGTTTGGTGAGACCCCACCTAAGAAAACATTACACGAATTACTAGATGAAGTTGAAAACGATGAGTTACTTCAATCAAAAGGAATTGGCAAGGATGTAGAAAAGGGTAAATTAAAAGAGCTATTAAAAAACTATGAACCTAAATATAGAAATGCTGTTGTAACTCCTGTAAGAAGCTCAGGTAAGAACTTTGCAGAATTAAAGCAAATAGCTAAGGATAATTTTGTTGGCAAAGACTTGGTTAATAATAACGATTCACGAATAGCAGTAGTTAGTAACACAAATATTGACAAAATGGTTAGTGGTAAGGCTGTAAATAAGTCTTCTTCACCTAATGAGCATATGTTATCTGTTTCTAATCTTGATGCGTTATACGAAAATAGCTTAAGAGGCTGGTCTAAACTTGACAGAAGCAATGATGTTAATATTAAAAATATACATAGATATTTTACTATATTGCCATATGAAGACAAGTTAAGATTAGTTAAGTTAACTCTAAAAGAAATTAAAGAGGGAAATCGCCCCGATAGTTTATATACGGTTGAAGCAGTGGATACTAATGAAAAGTCCTCTGCGGTATCTTGGGTAACGACAGAGATTGAAAAAGAATTTCAAGGTCTGGAGCGCCCACCCCACACAGAGGACGTAAATATATTAGCAAAAATTGTAGATGATTTCAATAGCGATAAAGAAAAATACAACACTCAATATAAACTTATAAGAGACGCAGTAGATAGAGCAACAGGAAAACATAAAGATAAGGTTAACTTAATTAGTAGAGCGGATTTTGCTAGAGTATTGGCTAATCGTGGTAAGTCTGCAGATTATATAGAGACTAACTATGATACTGTTAACGCTTATTTTGATACAGCTTCTAAAGAGATAAATGTAGTTTATAACAAATCAAATATGACCCCTGAGCTTGCTGCATTTGCTGCATGGCACGAGCTAGGACATTATGGATTTAGATTACCACGCTCTCAAGAGTATAAGGTAGTACTAGATACAGCCAGTAAGCACCCTCTAATTAAAGAGCTATCTAAAAAGATGAGGGATAATTACGCAAATGATAACGTAATACTTAGCGATGAAAAGGCTATAGAGGAGGCAATAGTAGAGATTTTTGCTGCCTCTCAAACAGGGGATTTTGACCACTTAGCTAACCAATGGAACTTAAATATAAGCCCTGAGTTAAGAGGAAATAAAGATACTGTATTTAATAGAATAATCAATAAGATTAAAGAAATATTAAATGCAGTACTTGGTACGAAGTTAACTGACAAAGGGTTATTAGAAATTTTATCTAGCTTAAGACAAGACCTTGATAGCATAGATGTTAACGATTCAGATATCGTAGTTGATGATACTAGATATAGCAAAAAATCTAACAAATCCTCTTCTGATAAGACAGCCAATGACGACCTTTTTGATTTTGGTTTTCAAGATTCAAGAAAGGTTTTAGACTTTAAAAAACTAAAGAAAAACCTAAGTAAGGAGTCTATAGAGCAGTTAGATAAGATAGATAAATTAAGGAATGATAACGAATATGAAATAAGTGGCAATAAAGAAGTCTTGGATTATATAAAGCAAACAGATTTAACTAAAGAGATAATTGATATCCTTGTGAAATTTGGGGATGAAAATGTTAGGCTTAAGATGATTGACCAAAAAAATATATCAGATAAGTCTTTAGAAAAACTAGCTAATGACATGGATTTTAAAGTAAGAGAAAATGTGGCTGCACATGATAATACTAGTATTGAAACATTAAAGAAACTGGCTACTGATAAGAACTCGTATGTAAGAGAAAATGTATTAAATAATCCTAACATAAATTCAAAAATCCTTAATATATTGGCATCTGACCCTGAGAAAATCATAAGAAAAAAAGTCCTCAATAATTTATTAACATCAAAAGATATTTTAGATAAATTAGCAGATGATGAATATGATGAGATTAGGATTAAAGTTGCAGGAGGTTTTCTTACAAGCAAAAATACTTTAGATAAATTAGCCGATGATGAAAACTTAGATGTTATTAAAAACGTATCATTAAATGCTAATACTCCATCTACAGCTTTAGAAAAAATATCTAACCATAATGATGTAGTTATAAGAAAAAGAGTTGCACGTCACCATAATACCTCAGAGACGACTTTAGATAAGTTAGCAGAGAACAAAAATTCAGATGTTAGATTTGAAGTCGCTAAAAACTTTAATACTAATACTGAAACTTTAGATAAATTAGCTAAAGATGATAATGTTGATATAAGAGTGCAAGTAGCTAAACACAAAAAAACAAGCCCTAATACACTTGCTATATTAGCAGATGATGAGGGGGATGTTAGAATCGAAGTTGCTAGAAACTCTAATGCTAACAATGATACATTAAAAAAATTAGCTAAAGATATAAACGGAATTATAAGGGAAGCCCTTGCAGAATCACAACAAAAACTAGATGGGGATATTCTTAGAATATTATCAAAAGACAAAAGCGACTTTGTCCGACAGCGAGTTGCACAGCACAGCTCAACCCCTGTTGATGTTTTAGAAGAATTGTCTCATGATATCGATGCATATGTCAGAGAAAATGTTGCTAGAAATATAAACACCTCTCTTTCGGTATTAAAAGAACTTTCAAATGATAAGCATGCTATGGTTAGGAAAGAAGTTTCTAAAAACTCAAACATTCCAGCCGATATTTTAGAGCAACTATCTAAAGATAAAAACAAACCCGTCAGAGAAAATGTTGCGAGAAATATAAATACACCTGCTACTGCATTAAAAGAGCTATCAAATGATAAACATGTTAATGTTAGGGAAGCTGTTGCTCAAAACTCAACAACGCCTATAGATATTCTAAAAAAACTATCTAAAGATAGTGAACACAGCGTGCAATTTAAAGTGGCTGTAAATCCTAATACTCCAGTTGAGACTTTAAGGGAACTCTCAAATAGAAAAAATTTAGGCATTAAATTAAGAGTAGCAAGAAATAAAAACACTCCTTTGGACGTTTTAGAGAAATTTTTCAACTCTGACAATATTAATTTAAATGAAGTCGCTTCTTTTAACATAACTCTACCTAATAAATACTTTAGAGATGATATTAAATTTTCTTTAGACGCCATAAATAATGGTAGAGAAGATAAAGAACTAGCAGAGCATATATTAAAAGAACTGCAAAAAAACGAAAATTACGATTATGAAGCACTCAACATTTTAATTCGGTCAGGGTTAATAGATATAAACTCAATTAGAGATGTTGGCATTAAGACTGTAATGCGTAAACGCAAAGAGCTTAAAGATGCAACAAAAGCCGTAGAGGCAGGAGTGTTTAAATTCGAGGACGTATTTAAGGCTAGTAATATTCCTAATAAAGATAGATTTATTGGAGACCTTTCTCAAACATTCGGAAAAGAAGTCGTAAATAACTGGAGGGCTAAAAATCTAATAGAGCCTGAGGTATGGTTAAGCGTTATGGACTCTAGTCCTTATATGATGACTAGACCTCTAAAACGAGAAAGCATTATGCAGACTATAGGCGGATATGATTATGCCATTAACTTTTTCCATGAAAGAGGGGAGGATATTCCTAAAATTAGAGATTTCTATATGAAAATAGCACAAACTCCACATCCAAGCGGATTTGGGTTTGTGTTATTTAGGGATTTTGATAATAATGGGGAGAAAAGCGCAGTAATTACTGAAGTCCAATCAGACCTTATGAGCGTGCTTTATAGTAACGATAAAACAGAAATAGCTCATCATGTGTTTGGTGATGATTTAGAGGCGGTTAAACAATACTTAAAACCTGAGCAAAAAACATATCCTAGAGTGTTAGCTAGAAATACAATTAGGCAATTATTTAATAGTGGGTATAAAAAGATATATGCACTAACTCCTGATGGTATTAAGAAATTAGGAGCTAGCCCACCTGAATCAGTAGTTAAGGAGTGGCACGATGACTTTGATTTAGAAAACGAGACTATAGTAAAAATAGATGGTAAGAAAATCTTTGTATCAGCACCTATCGATGTGGATAGTGATTTTGCTCAAGGAGTTTTATTTAGTAAGTCTCCTAACAAAGACAGGAATTATCAAAGAGTAATTAGAAATACGTCTGATTCTACTAATGCAAATGACGATGCTCAATTTTCAAAAGATTCTGTTAACGACATAAGAGAAAGACCTAAGGCTAAATATAAACCTAATCTAATTCAAAAAGCTAAAGAGATTGACTATAAAACTGCTAAGGATACTATTAAATATGTATTTGCAGGAGGGGATACTGTTCAGCCTGAGTGGTCTGAGAAAATAACTACGCTTTTCTTTGACTCAAAAGCACCGTTTAGTAATCTACTTAAATCTTTAAAAGGAGAGGATACTAAAAATCTTGAGAGGATATTTAGGACTTATGAAGCAGCAGCTTCTCAAGAGTCAAGCGATATGATTAAGAATTTTTATGAGCCTCTGCAAGATAAGTTACAAGGCTTATGGAAAGAGAAGTATAAAGAGATATATTCTGATAATGGAGGCTGGAGACAATTCCTAGAGGACTTCTCAACAGTAGGTAACCTTATCTTACATGGTAAAGAGCGTAATAAAGAAATCTTAAGAAAAACAAAAGGTAAAGATAAGGCAGGCTCAGGTGCTACAGATGAGGAGATAAACGCATGGGCAACCGAGATAAATAGAATCGCACCTGACTTAATTGATGATTATAAAGATATATACTCTAGTATTATTAAGCCTATGCTTGAGTATAAAGATAATCTGTTACTTGAAGCAGGGTTATTGACCCAAGAGATGATAGATGCTAGACCTAAGTATGAATATTATGTGCCTCTTTATGGCGACCCTGCAGAGGAGGCGATATTTAATGTAGGGGATTTAGAGGGTTCTGAAAAGGTTAAGCTAAGAGATATTACCGATTTAAATGCTAAGGGCAGGAGCGGCACCTTAGCAGATAACGTAATACAGAATATTCTTACCACTACACAAAATGCAATAAATAGAAGTGGGCAACAAGTATTTAAGCGTGAACTCTTTAAGGTAGTAGAAAACAATAAGGGTTTAAAAGAGCTTATGGGTGCTAAATTAAATACCGTTGATTTCCAAGATGCATATAAAAAGAAATTAGGTAAAGACGGATACGTTTACTATCTACCTGATAATTCAGTATTTACCGATAAGAAAGTTAACTCTAAGGACAGAATGTTTGCGGATAAAAACGCAATAGTCCTAAGAGATGGGCGTGACGTTAAGATACTTCGTATAGGGGATGCTAAAGTAGCAGAGAGTATACAGCAGGTTAACCTTAAGGATACGGGACTTTTAGATACAGTTTTTGGGCGATTAACTAAAAGAGTAGGTAGTTTATTTACGATTTATAACCCAGTATTTGGACCTTTAAATAAGATAAGGGATATGCAATCTCAGTTTAGTTTGGTGTTAGCTAATGGGGATATCCCTTTAAATAAAGCAGTTCAAATAATAAGAAAAGCGTTTATAAACAATGTCGCCTTTATGGCTGATAGAAACACTGACCCTAATAGCAAATATCAACAGCGTAAACGTGAATATGAGAAATTAGGTGGTGTTACATTCTATAGCAAGCTATTTGGAAAAAATAAAATAGATACTGCTGCAGATGAATTTGCAAGAGCAATAGGGGCTAGTACTAAACATGAAATAGCTAAAGGTATCAAAACTTTAAGTAATTTCTTTGATGAATTTAATAACCATTTAGAGATGACCTCAAGGGTAGCAATATTTGATGCCATAATTGAAAGTGGAGTTATGAATAAAGAGGATGCTGCCTTATGGGTTAAAAATACCATGAACTTTGAAACTAAGGGTAAATTAGGTGATAGTCTAGGAGCGTTATGGTATTTTGCTAATCCTCAATTATTTGATGCTAGACGGGTATTACAGTCTCTAAGAACGCCTAGAGGGGCAGCAACACTAGTAGCATTAACTGCTATGGATATGGCTATAAGAAGTATGTTAATAGCTATGGGCGGTGTAGATGATGACGGGGAGTATAGATACTTTAAAGTGCCTCAAACTATAACTGGTAACTTTTGGACTCTCATAGAGGATAATGACGGTAACGGCTGGAGAGTCCCTGTTGGTTTTGGTTTTGGGCGTATCGCATCTAACATAGCGGATTCTCTTTTAAGATATCAATACGGCGTGGCAGATGAATCGACTACTATAGCTAACATAGCTAAGAACGCCTTTTTCTCTAATCTATCGCCTGTACAGCCTGTAGATATAGACCCTAGTAAAGACTTTGCAGGGTGGGCGTTGCAATCATTTATGCCGTCTCTAGTTAAGCCTATGGTACAGTTGGCTACAAATAAAAACGGTTTAGGTGGTAATATCCATAAGCCTAGTGAGTGGGTAGGTGAGAAAATGCACTTTACTCAAAGCTATCCTAAGACAGACCTCTTATGGCAGGATTTAGCTAAGGGTGTATATGAATATACAGGTATTGATGCTTATCCTGAGGTATATAGATTCTTAGTGCAAAACTATTTAGGCTCAGGAGCTATGGAGCTTATAAGAGGACTGCAGATTTTAAGCGGTGAGAAAGGAAGCCCATTATTAAAAGAGATTCCTTTAGTCCAAGGGTTTAGAAATAAATCATATAGTCAGGATAGCACTACATTTTTTAATAACAAGAGAGCTGTAGATAGTCTTGTTGCTAAGAAAAACTATGCTATAGAAAACGGTAATCTTTTAGAGTTTAATCGTGAAAATCCCAATGTTGAACTCTTAAAGCAGCTATATAAGAGTGCCAATAAAGAGCTAAGGGAACTTCAATCTAAGAGAAAGCAAATCCTAGCAGATAGGAGTGACTTAGAGTTAAGGCGACAGCGAGCCTTAGAAGTAGACAGAGAGATGAGGCATATCTATCAGATGACCAATAAACTATATAAAGATTTAACAGACCCAGCGAATAAGCTGGGTTTTTAATTAGGGGGACTTATGAACGATAAATATGTAGAGCCAGTCGCAGTAGGCGGTACCGCTATAGTAATGTGGGGTTTAACGCTTTCAGACTGGGTGGCAGTAATGACAATGATTTATCTAGGAATTCATATAGTTTTGTTAATTCCTAGACTTATCACTTACTTTAAAAAGAAAAATGATAAATAAACATATCCTACCTTATATAACCTCTGGAGCTGTAGTGCTTGCTACCTCTACAGTTTCTTACTATGAGGGTAGGAGGTATACGCCTTATTTAGATGTTGCAGGAGTGCTTACAGTCTGCGATGGAATCACAAAAGATATTGAGAATAAAGTATATACAGACAAAGAGTGTGATGAGCTCTTAAAAAAAGAGCTAGATAAATCGTTTGCCATAGTTAAGAAATATGTAAAAGTCCCTTTAAGTGAAACGCAAAAAGCCGCTCTTGCTTCATTTGTATATAACGTCGGGGAGGGTAGTTTTGCACGTTCCACTCTACTTAAAAAGTTAAATAAAGGGGATTACATAACCGCTTGTGCTGAGCTTGATAGATGGGTATTTGCAGGGGGCAAAAAGTGGAAAGGGCTTATAAATCGCAGGAATGCAGAGAAATACCTATGTCTATATAAGGAGGAGAAAAAATGATTAACTTTATAACTGGACGGTTGCCTTTAATTTTGTCTGCAGCTTTTGTAGTGGTTATAGCTTTCTTTTTATTGATTGCAAATATCAATCATTTAAATAAACAAATAGCTAGAGACAAAATCATAATAGAAAATTTAGAGCAGTATAAGACTCAAGTACTCTATGTATCTCAAGAGGCAAAGGCAGCTTTAGATAAACTAGATGAAATGGCTAAAGAGAATAAACGACTACTTAAGGAATATCATGAGCTTGCTAAGAAAAGACCTTTACCTGATGGCTGCGTGCTTGATAATGACAGGCTGCAGCTCATCAATAAAGCAATCCAATCCACCATTAGATAGTTTTATCGCTAAGCCATGTTTAGATATAGACCCTATAGAGTCTACCTCTTGGGATGACTTTGTAGATAGTTATATACGTTTAGTCTATAACTATAAAGAGTGTAAGACTAAGCATGAGACTTTACTTAAACTCTATAACGCCATAGACGATGACACGTAAACGCTTGCGTTGCACTTTTAAGTTTCATATGATACGCAAAATTGTGGTTAGATTTTTTTATTTATATTAGCTTGTTTTAGTATGGCATTAGCTGTGTGCCTAGATTTTAAATTATAGGGTACTGTGACTGTTTTGTTATCATTAGTCCATATTTGATGTGAACCCTTACCCTCTCTTAACTTATAAAACCCATAATTTAAGAATACTGATAGTGGACTCATATAAGTCTTTCATATAGATATAGATTTAGAGGGAAACATTATTTTAGGATTGGCTATAGTATGGGCTTTAGCAATAAACACTTCCAATAAATCCTCTATTACTAATTCGATTTCTTTTAATAAATTCTCAATGGTATCAGATTCAACGATTAAAGATTTTAAGTCAGGGCTAGTGGCATAATAAACATTAGCCTCTTCATCGTGCTTGATAATAATGCGTAAACTTAGAGGAATACCCAGCTTAGCAAAGGACTTCCAAAACGGCAATCCAATTCGATAACCTAACATATTAAGTTCCAGTAATTCAATAAAGTTTGTTTATTATAAACATTTGATTTTAGATTCAGAAATTAGATTGTTTTTTTATAACACTAGATTTTAAAAATTCTGCACCAATATTGCACACAAAATAAATAAGAGCAAGCTATATAGGGATTGTTAATTGCACGCCGGGTGCATTCCCTAACTTTCTAAATTTTTCAATATAATTAAAAATTCTTAAAATTCAAGGCGTTATTTAACAGTCGCTTTATGAATTTTTGTATATAAGCAAAAATATTTAAAACAAATTGCACCAAAACTGCACCAAAAACTGCACCAAAATTTATAATAAGTTTTTTAGTGGAGGAAAGTGCATGGCGAGCATATTCAAATATAGAGACGGCTATGGCGATTTAGAGATAATTAAACTGATAATGAAAATGAATAGTGAAATTATCTCAGAAGTTAAGTCTTTCATTTAAGCACTCTTAAATTGGTTCTGTAAATGTCATAATCTTTTTGACACGACCGCATATAGTAAGGCTTTCAATATTATTTCTGTTAAAGTGAACCGTTTCATATTTAGCATTAGTGTTATCTGAGACCACTAAATAATCGCCTGTTGTTATATCTTTTACTAGACGCTTTGATAATAAGTCTCCACCAATGTCAACAACGTAAATACCGTCGCCGTCATAATAGTTCTTTATGATATCTACGAATAACAAATCCCCATCTCTAATTGTTGGGTGCATAGATACACCCTTGTTATAGATGACTTTAATGCGATTCCGTGCATCCATTCCTAAATTCTCATTAGCCCATTCACGCAATACTTCAAGCTGTTTAATCTCAGGTAAATGTTCGTTTCTAGCATCATAACCTGCAGAGGAATGAATATCGTAATGTTCTAGTGATATATAGTCAGAGCTATCACTTAACTCTGATATATCAAAATAACGCTCAGGCAAATTTAGGACTGTTTCAATTTTACGAGCAGACCTTTCACTCATGTTTCTTGAGTGCCTCTCGTTGTTAGAAAGCCAATGACCAATTTGTGCGAGTGGTACTTTTGCTGCTTCTGCAAAAGCCGTTTTAGAACCTCCATACTTTTCGTTAATAAGCCTGAGAATATTAGCCTTTCTAGTTTCCTTTAAGTCTTTCATTTTCGCTCCTTATGTAGATTTTATAGAAAAATCATCAAATAACAATAAAAATCTAGTTGCACTTTTTAATATCATTTGATATAATTAAATCATCATTTGATAATGTTGATTTTTTATGAAACTAAACGAATTTATTAATAAAAGCGGGCTGTCTGCTAACCAATTAGCAAATCTCATATCTGTTTGCGGCACTCAGCTATGGAACTGGCGTCATGATAAGTTGAAAGTCCCCGTATGGTATTGCTTCAAATTAGAGGCTGTATCAGATGGGCTTGTTACTTGCGAGGAACTAAGACCAGACCTTAACTGGGATTACATAAGAAGTAATAAGGACAATTACAAGAAAAATGAGCCAAGTATTTAATCTCCTTAATACTGATATTAAACGCAATGCTTGCAATACAATCATGCAAGCACCTGCGAGTTATCGATGCGAGATAAAAGAGAGGACTAGAACTCTAGACCAAAATGCCAAGCTATGGGCAATGCTTACTGAAGTCTCTAAACAGCTGCAATGGCAGGTAAACGGTGAGCTTACATATCTAACACCGAGCGAATGGAAAGATATATTTACAGCTTCTCTTAATCAAAGAGTATTATTGGTAAATTAGTAAAATCCAAAATCACGTAATACTATAGATCAAAAAACGATCCATCAATCGCAATATAGTCGCATGCTGAGGAAGGCAAACTTATATATTCTCTAAGTGAAAATAATTTAGAAATAGAAAAAACACCTCAGGAATTGTTAGTCCAGGGTAACAGCGTGGATACCCGAGGTGTCTTTTATGAGTTAACCATATTCGATGATGAGCAAGAAGTCAAGCTATGTCCATTAAATTTGCTACATGACGTGGGTACTTCTTATATGAAGATATAAAAAAATGATAGTCGACAATCTACACACTGAGCGGCTTCAATTACCCTGGCCTCGACTCAAAACTCGACCCTATAAATAAGATCGGAACAACAGATAAAGATCTAAGTCAGTACTTAAAAGTAAAAAAGAACAAAAGAACCACAAACAAAACTTCATATGGCAATGATACATCAGTAGATGGATTCCATTAATCTAAAGGCAATAAAAAACCAGATTATCACACAGCCTGTAGACATAACCGCAGTTAACTACTCCAAAGTTAATAAAACCTGAGTCAGAAATCTCAAGAGATTTTATTTAGATTTACTAACTTTGTTTCCTAATTATCAAGAATATCAATAATAAAGGAGCCATAGTTGCACAGTCATTTTCAAATGATGAAACTCACAGTCATATAGCCGCACCAATATAAATGTTTGGTGAAAGAAAAATAGTAACGCTACTACTTAAAAGTGATGTTAATGTAAATAGACCGTACGCACAGTGGGTAGTATTAGAAAAGGTCTCTATCACCCCAGAATTAGAGGCCGCCCATGATATGGGAAGCACATCCAAGATAGGTGAAAGAGACCAAGTCATAGAGGCAAAAATTTCCTCTAATGACATAGACAATATAATCTCTGAACTCCTAAAAATCAAGCTAGATGAAACAATTAAATATTCAAAAGGTGAAGTAAGGGAAAGACCTAAGGCTTAATATAAACCTAATCTAATTCTAAGAGCTAAAGAGATTGTATATAAAACTGCTAAGGATACTATTAAATATGTATTTGCAGGAGGGGATACTGTACAGCCTATGTTATCCAACCATAAAAAACACAATATATATTCAATTGTATTTGATAAATCTGTAGATGATGGCTCTGCTTATGTTGTAGAAGAAGTAAGGACTGGTAAAAAACATCTAGCTTTAACAACTATGTACAAAAGAAAGCGTACGAGTACTGCCACTAAAACAAAAAGTTATAGCCTTGACTCCTACGTGCTAAACGATACGCTTTCTAATCAAAGTGTAATAGATAATCCTAAACCACGCAATAGTTTATATACGGTTGAAGCAGTAGATACAAATGAAAAGTCCTCTGCAGTAACTTGGGCAGCGACAGAGATTGAAAAAGAAATCCAAGGTCTGGAGCGCCTTCCCTCTACAGAGGACGTAAATATATTAGCAAAAAATTGTTGA